TTCCCATCGATGATCTAGATGGATCGAGGATCGTGTTTTGGTGGAGTTGGTAAAATAAAGGAGAAATAATGGGTACTTGGATGCTGTTGATGTTGTTTATATTGCCTGTGCCCTGGATCGCCAAGGCGATTTGGCCGCGGGAGATTACACTACAGGAAATTGGCTGCACCACAATTGTCGCGGTATTGCTGACCAGCGTCGTTTACTTCCTGGGCATAGCAGGCAAAACGCACGACGTGGAGATTTGGAACGGTGAGATCACTGGCAAGGAACGTGTGCATGACACCTATGAAGAAGCCTATTCCTGTAACTGCCGCCAAACTTGTTCGGGATCTGGCAACAATCGCTCCTGTAGTCAAACCTGTGATACCTGCTATCGCACTCACTACACAGTGAAGTGGACTGCCAACAGCACCATTGGCACGTTTGGTATTGACAGCAAAGACTGGACCAGCCGTGCGGTGTATCTGACTCCGGATCCGGCTCGTTACACCGTGATCAAAACCGGCGATCCCTGCAGCCGTGACGTCAGCTTTGTCAACTATGTCAAGGCCGTTCCGGACAGTTTGTTCCATGCCAATCCCTTGTTGGCCCAGAAATTTGCCGGCATGATTCCTGCATATCCCAATCAACTCTACGACATATACAAGATAAATCGTGTGTTGCCGGTGAACGTATCTGTGCCGGATATACAAGCATGGAACCAGGATCTGTCCATGACTCTACGTCGGCTAGGGCCACAGCGGCAGGCCAATGCTGTGATCCTATTCGTCAACACCCCGGATCGCAATTACATCAACGCCCTAGATGCAGCGTGGTTGGGTGGCAAGAAAAACGACATCATTATTGCTGTGGGTGTGACGCAGTGGCCCCGGATTGACTGGGTGGAAGTGTCCAGCTGGACCAAACAGGAGATGTTCAAGGTCCAGCTGCGTGATGCACTACAGGATCTGGGCGAAGTTGATCGTGCAAAGTTCATGGAGTTGATCAACAAATATACCATGGATCAATTTGTGCGGCGCCCCATGAGCGACTTCAAGTATTTGGCGGATGAAATCGAACCTGCTATGTGGGTGATCATCTTGGCCCTGATCCTGGGCGTGTTGTCTAGCCTGGGACTCAGTTATTATTTCTACAAGAACGATCCGTTTGATTCGCGGTTTTGAACCAGTTGACCGCAATGTGGTTTGGACGTATAATAGTGGTAGAATCGGTAGTCTAACTTCAACAAGGAGAAGTAAATGAAAAGTATCAAAGGTGCAATCAGCACTGGCATGATCGTGGGTCTGAGTCTGCTGGCCGTTGTAGGTATTGTGGTATTCACCTGTGCCTCCAGCTACATCAGCGCATATAACTATGGCAATCGCGCTGAGCGGAATATTGAAGCAGCGTGGACCAACAACCAAAACGTCCTGGGGCAATACACGCTCAAGGTCCAGGAGTTGGTGCAGGTGCCGGAGATGTATAAGAATGATCTCAAGGAAGTGGTTACCTCGGCCCTGAGTGCTCGTTACGGCGCCAATGGCAGCAAAGCGGTCATGAACTGGCTCAAAGAATCCAACATTCCCTTTGACAGCAAACTCTACGTCAAGATGGCCCAGGTCATTGAAAGTGGACGCAACGAGTTCACCCGCGAACAGACTCGCTTGATCGATGAAAAGCGGGCATACGAAACTCAGCTGGGTTATTTCTGGACTGGCTTTTGGCTGCGCATGGCAGGTTATCCCAAGATTGACTTGGCCAAGTTCAAGCCCGTGGTTGCCGGTGACACTGCGGCTACGTTTGAAAAAGGTGTGCAGGCTCCCATCAAACTGCGCTAATCGGAGGACCATATGATCCGCATGTTTTTGGTGTTTGCAGCAGTATTTCTAATCTTTTGGTGCAGCATCAATGGCTATCGCGCCCTGAATCAGTTGGAGCGCTGGCGGTTGACTAAAGTGGCAGCATATAGTATGCTGTGCGCTACATTAGCAACTGGATTTTTGATCACAATTGTAATTCTATTCTAAGGAGCAACAAATGAAAAAGCTTTTTGCAGTGGCAGCGTTGGTGGTGTTGGCTTCGGGTTGCACTCGTGTCCAAACAGGCGAAGTGGGTGTGCGTATCGGTTTTGATCGACAGATCCAGCAGGGTGAGCTGATGCCGGGTTCGTTCAATCAAACACTGATCGGTGATGTGTTGTTGTTTCCGGTCAAGGACATCAACGCCGCAGTTGAAAACCTGACACCCGTGGCCAAAGACAACAGCACCATGAAAGACTTTGACATGGTGGTGGTTTACAGCATCAATCCGCAGCAAGTGGCCGAAGTCTACAGCACCAAGAACCGTGGCTTTCATACTATCCAACATGGTGAGATTTACCTGATGTATAATTACATCATGCAGGTGGCACGTAATGCAGCCTACAAGAGTGCGCGTGAGTATGAAGCCCTGCTGATGAACGACAATCGTCAGACCATGGAAAACAACATCAAGCATCACATCCAGGAAAGTCTCCAGGAAGAAAAACTGGATGGCACAGTGATGATCACGCAGGTCTTGATCAAGAACATCCAACCTGCTGACACTGTGGTGGCCAGTGCCAATGAGCTGGTCAAGGCCAAAAACGAGCTGCAACGCAAAGAAGTGGAAGTGCAGACGGCCAAGAAGGAAGCTGAACGTATGAATGCTTTGTCCAACCAAAGCACTCAAAGTATCGCTTATATCCAGGCTCAGGCAGCATTGAATATTAGTGAAGGTATCAAGAACGGCAAGGTGCAGACCATTGTTGTTCCGGCCAACTTCAATGCGCTGATGATGGGCAAATAATGAAACGGATACTGGAAGCACTGGGATTTGGCATCTTAGTAGTGGGTTGTATGTGGGCACTGACCGCGGTAGTAATCAACGAACCATTACTAGCTTGTAGAGCGGTTTTGGGTATGGTGTTTGCCGGTCTTCCAGTGTTGGTGTTGTTGCTCTACATATCTTAATACAAGGATAGTTATGGGTGACGGGATCAAAGCATGGCATGATGCAATGGATGAATGGGCCGCAATAATCATGGACGCGGGCATCCGTGACGTGAACTGGGATTGCTACAGCGATGAAGCCAAGTATGCGAAAGAAGGCTATCGCAAACAGGGTCTGCGTGGCGGTGAGTTGAAGCTGTATGTCAAACAGGCCCTGGCGCGTGATCTTCTGAAGCAGAAACAAGCGGAAGAAAAGGCAGAATATAAATTGTATCTCAAACTCAAACAGAAATATGAACCAGGAGAATGCAATAATGGCTGATTGTTATTTTCATGGTCAAAGTTCTCCTGGCCCGTGCCCGACTTGCGAGAGAGAAGGGCATTGGTACAATAATCCAAATGCCTTGAAAAAGAAATCAACGAAGAAACAAAAATCAACGAAGAAAAAGGAGAATAATATGCGACCGCAAGGATTTACTTTGATTGAACTCATGATCGTCATTGCAATTGTTGGCATCATTTCCGCTATTGCATTACCCGCGATCTTTGGCCAACCTATAAGTGTGGAGCGTCGCATGGTTCCAATGTCAAGCTTGGGCAGTGTGAGCCAGCAGTCCAACACTGATACACGCTGCATCGAAGGTTTCAAATTCATCGCCGGCAGTGATGGCAATGTGCGGCAGATCCTGGACGATCAGGGTCACGGTATCCGCTGTAACTGACCAAGGAGAAATAAATGTTAGAACTGATTTGGGCCCTAGCGGCCATCATAATGATTGACATCGTGCTGGCCGGCGATAATGCACTGGTGATTGGCATGGTGGCCAATCGCTTGCCAGAGCATCAACGGCAAAAAGTTATTCTCTGGGGCACCGCAGGTGCAGTGGCCGTTAGATTTTTGATGATCGCTGTGCTGAGTTATTTGCTGTTGATCCCAGGCCTAAAGCTCATTGGCGGACTGGCCCTGATCTACATTGGTTGGAAATTGGCCTTTGCTGACAGTGAACATGATGTCAAAGCCAGCGACACGTTCTGGGGTGCGATTGGCACTGTAGTAGTGGCTGATGCAGTCATGGGCCTGGACAATGCACTGGGTATTGCCGCAGCGGCCAATGGTAACTTTGCCCTCGTGGTCGCTGGGCTGCTGATCAGTGTGCCCATTATACTGTTTGGCAGCACATTGGTCAGTAAACTGCTGGCGCGTTATCCTGACTGTGTTTTCCTGGGCAGCGGTGTATTGTTTGTGGTGGCGACGCAGATGATTCTCAAAGAGTCATTCATTGATTCCCACGTGGATGAACTGCATGACTTTTATGAACATGCATTGCCCTGGGTAGTGGCAGTGGTATTGACCGCCAAACAATATTACCGAGCTCGTATCCGTAAAAACACTGCATAAGGTCCATATGAATCGCGTCCTGCAACGTAATAAGCTTTTTGAACTGGCCGAGGTACGACGGCGCGGTGTGGGCAATGGTGGAATACGCCGCCCCTGCTACGAGATCAAGTATTCTCATCCCGGGTATGGGTCCTACTTATCCAACGATCAGTGGGATCAGGCTCGCGATATTTGTGATCCTGAACGTAACAAAAGTGGTAAGATGGGACGTAAGTGGCGTTATCGCAGCCGCGATTCTGCTGAGCGATGTTTCCTGATGTTGACTTTGATGTTTGGTAGCCGATAGAAAACCGCCCCTGGGGCGGTTTTTCTTGAGCGTGAACTCGCATAAATATCTTCATGCGTTTAGACGAAGTCATCAGACCTATACCACAATCGGACTATCAAGGCGGCTCGGCCTCATTTCATGAGTGGTCTCCAAGTTCTTATTTCGTGAGAGTGTCCAGGCCCCTAAAGGGTCATGACGATTTTAGGTTTGTGGTTCAGCGTGACAGCATCACCATAATCACCTATATAGAAATATATGATGTTTATCAAGAAGTAGCCAAATTGAAAGTATATCGTCACCATATCCCATTCCCGTTTAAGACACCGGCCTATGAAGTAAGCATCATAGTCACCCACAAGCAATATCGCGGTCTGGGGCTGGCCAAAGCGCTCTATGATTTATTTTTCCGCTATATCGGTAAGGTTTTGATCGCCGGCGAGATGCAAACCCCCGGTGGAAGACGCAACTGGATCAGCATGTTCAATTCAGATAACTTGGTGGTATCGGGATTGGTGGGCGTACCAGATCGTCTGTTTCAACGCGCTCAAAGTCATGACCTTGAAGATAAGTTTTTGCAGCGCCACCTAAACGACTTGATGCAACTGGGACCGGAATACCTGGGAAGCCGTGGTGTTTCAGCTGAACGGATACATTGGTTCCGGGTGCCGGTGCAGCACAACAAAGATAGGATAGATTTCTTGATGAGATCCAGTCTTATCCCTCTATATGCCCAACGCGAAGCGGAACTGGTAACCACCTTATACGCCACCCAGGCTTGAAAACAAGGTCAAAAGAAAACCGCCCCGGAGGGCGGTTTTTCATTGATGCGATTTGCTGTTAGAATGCGTGGCTGACACTGACTACCACGGTGTTCTTGAAAAGCTGCTGACCATCAACAGTGTTGAGAGCCTCGACCTGAGCACCTTTCTTGAGGTTGGTGTAGTAATGCGCACCCACCAAGAAACCCTGCACATTCACGGTGCCACCCAACTTGACGTCGGTGTAGTCGCGATTGCTGTAGTTATGCACCAGGGTACGACCAATGTGAGCATTGGCAGTGATCAGCTTGGTCACGGGCACATTGGCATCGGCCTGGAGATACTGGGTACCTTTGCTGTTGGCCAGACCAAAGTAATCACTGATGGCACGGCTGTATTTCACTGCGAAAGCGCCGCTTTCGACACCAACATAGAGCTCATTGGTATTGGCGTTGGAACCAAACTTGTTGCCAGCTTGGCTGTAGACATAGTTATAGCTGCCCACATCCAGCTTCAGGCCCTTGGCCACTTCCATCTTATATCCACCATACACATCCATCTCAAGACCGGTGCTGTCATTGTAGACGCGATTGCTGACGGTGCTGTTTTGGTTGCCCACATAAACTCCGCTGCCATGGGTGTAATTGGCACCACCCTGCAGGGCTAGAGCATTTTGGCTCTGGCTGATGCCACGGAAGCGATAATCGCTGACCAGTCCGGCGTTGCCGCTGACCTGGGCTTGGGCCACGCTAGCGGTGGCCATCAGTGCTAATACTACGAGTAACTTTTTCATACTTTCTCCTAAATAAAAAGGGTGCTGCTGGTTCTATTATACTGTCAATGCCTCCAAGAAGCGAAACCAACTCGCCCACATACCACTGTATCGGCAAGGTTGTCCTGGCGACTGCATGTCGTGTATATTTACTGATCCGCAGCAGACTCGCCAAAATAAATGCTCTTTTCCCCGCAGAAAGGACAAAATATCCCGAGTTTTGGCTAGATCCAGGCTTGACCCTGGCACAGACTTCAGCTAAAGTGTGTTCACGTCACCCCCACAAGGGATTGACGATCTACTTAGAGGAAAATACTATGCTTACTCGTTTCAATGAAAAAACAAAGACTTACAAGCTGTTCCAAGCCCTGCACTCTGGTGAGAAGCTCAGCGCCAGCCAGGCCCACAAGCGTTTTGGTATCAAGAATATCAGCGCCGAAGTGAGCCGTATCCGCCAGGGCGGATTCGCTGTGTATGCCAACAGCCGCAAAGCTGCCAATGGTGTGCATGTCACCGAATACCGTATGGGCAACCCCAGCCGGCGCTTGGTGGCAGCTGGTTACAGGGCTTTGAGCCTGGGTCTGTAAAAGGATCCCAGCTGGAACCAGAAGCCGCCTTCGGGCGGCTTCTTCTTGACCGATAACTACAAAGAGCATATACTAGCGATATCTTGTCAACTTGGAGACAACATCATGGTCGAGATCTTTTGTTTTTTCGTGGGAGCAGCAGTGGGGTGGTTGGTCGCGACCATAATCCTGCGCCTGGCCATAAAACACGCCCTGGAGGAAATAGAACGAGAATGGGGTGAGGCCACGCCCCAGACATCGGAGCCAACGGCCCAGATCATACCCGCCCGGGTGGAGTTTATCCAAGACACCTACTATCTGTTCCGCGAGGATACCAATGCGTTTTTGGCCCAGGGCACCACGCCCCAGGAACTGCGTGAGCATATCCAAAAGCGTTTCCGGAAAGCCACCGTGGATATCTGTGCCGGCGACGAGGCAGTGCGGGTCCACCTACAACAAAAGGTCCAAGAATTGAATGAAATGGCGAATGCAGGCACCGGTATTGAATCGCACTGAACTGCAAAGGATAGCGGTCTACGTGGCCCTGAACGCCAACGTGCAGCGGGTGCAGATCATCCAGAATCGCAACAGCGGGGTCGGCCTGACCACCCATGCTCGCTGCTACGTGGACGAGCAATACACTGACATTGACATAACCGACTATGACTCCTGGTGAACTATGAAAATCTACATTGGCAAATATAAGTCTTGGTTTGGCCCCTATCAGCTGGCCGAGGCACTGTGTTTTTGGGTACGCAAACAACCCGACGAAATCGGGATTCCCAGGCACCCCCATTGGGTCCACCAGTTTGGTGAGTGGCTGGCCCATGGCAGCATACGACCCCGGCCCCAGGTGGGAGAGGTCACCAGCTGGGATCGGGAACGTCCGGAGACCTGGATCTATCGCCTGCTGAGCTGGATTGACGGTCTGCGTCGGCGCTGGATCTATGTGCGCATCGATCCCTGGGATACCTGGGGCATGGATCATACCTTGGCCATGATCATCTTGCCCATGCTGCGTCAGCTCAAGGCCACCACGCATGGTGCACCTTATGTGGATGATGCCGATGTGCCCGAGCATCTCCGCAGTACCGCAGCCGATCCGCAAACACAGGAAGAAAAGGATTGTGGTTATACTGACAGCAATCACTTCCTACGTTGGGATTGGGTCCTGGATGAAATGATCTGGGCTTTTGAACAAAAGCTGGACGACGACGCCGAGAACCAGTTTTATTCGGGACATGCTGACCATCAGTGGCGCCAGTTGGACAACGGATTCAGCGAGATGATCCAGGGCCCCAACCATACTTTCCAAGTGGATCGGGAGGGTCTGCAGGCCTGGCAGGATCGCAAACAAAACGGATTCCGCTTGTTTGGGCGGTACTATTCTGCATTGTGGGATTAACATGACAAATTCAACTGTGGTAGAACTGGTGCAGGTTCTTGGGGCCGACAATGCCGGCGTGGATTGGGATCTGGCCGCTGTGGAACATGACCGACAACCGTGGAATCTGCCCGACGATCCCATAGCCATAAGTTGGGCCGCATATCGTACCAATACCTCGGGCGAAGGAAGGTTGATCACCGACGAGGATCGTACCCACGCCCAGGCCACACGCGAACATTTCCGCAACAAGATCATGCTGAAGATGTTGCGCAGCCAGCCGCTCAGCGAATTCCAGCGTGATCTCTATGGCATACTGACTGGAGCACCCATACAGCACCGACATCGTGGCATGATCTATCGTTTGCCGCATTTTTACGTCGAAGATCGGGACCGTGCCCTGCTCTGGGAAGAGATCCAGTCCGTGCCCTACAATGCCGGCATTGATGTTGTTGGCAAAAAACTGCCCATGACGCTGCGACCCTTGCGACGCATACAGTGCAGTCGCCGGCGCTATGAAATGACCGAATATTGGTTCCGGGACACGGCCAGCCAGACTCCGGTGCAGTGGAGTGTGGAAAGCAAGAATTCGCTGCACAGCATGGTACGGAGCCTGTGGGATCGGGGTCGTGACATCCCGATCCTGGCATACTATTACATCCGGCAGCGCCGGGACCAGCACCGCTTCATCACGTTGAACCAACCGGAGCTCGTGCTAGCTTGAAATCCTTCCCCACACTGGCACAAGAGATCCAGCAGTTTGAACGACCACGCAGCCGGCAGCGCATCAGTCGCCGGGATTGGCAGGCCTGGCGGCGCACCGCGGTCTGGGATATCATGCGTGGATCTCGCTTGGGTCAGAGCTTCTGCAATCGGTTTGGCATCACCGATTACTTCCTGTTTTTTTGCACCGACCCTGAATCCGCGGATAGATACATTGGCAATGTCTATATGCGAACCAAACGAAATTAAACTCTCGCGCACGGCAGAAAGCTTTCCCTACCACGCGGAGATAGCCAAACCTTCGGGTCATCTAGATCACATCATAGATTGGTGCAAGGCCGAATGCCGGGACACCTGGCGTTGGCGCTTGATCGATACCAGCGACAATCATCGCCCGGGGCGCTACATGTTCTACTTTGACAGCGACCGTGATGCCTGTGCATTCACCCTGAAATGGCTTTAGAATCAATGACTTAGCGCGTCTTGATCGTGGTTGACCCAAATTGATGTCTGTCCTATAATGTGTGAATGGACGTTCGAACACATCTACTGGAACGCGGACTTGATCCCAGCCTCTACACTGTGAGCTGGGACGATGAGACCGCTTGTTTTGCCCTGTGGAATCTGTCGGGGCAGTGGGCTGGTTATCAGCAGTATCGCCCCTTTGCGCCCAAAACATGTCGCAATGATCCGCGAGAAGGTCGCTACTTTACCTGGGCCAAAAACAAGCTGGCGGTCTGGGGCCTGGAGACTTGGCACTTTCGCAGTGATGTATTGTTCGTGACCGAAGGTGTGTTTGATGCGTGTAAGCTGCATAACCTGGGCTTGCCTGCGGTGGCGGTACTGGGCAACGACCCCCGGCAATTGCGGCCCTGGATGGGGTCACTGGGGCGCGTCACTGTGGCGGTCTGTGATGACGATGCAGCGGGTGCCAAACTGGCGCGACTCTGCTCAAGGGCCGTGACGGTGCAGGGTGGCAAGGATCTCGGCGACATGACCCAACAGCAAGTGCATGATTTTGTTGATGAAAAATTCCCTAATCTATTCAAGGAGTAGCAACATGAAGGTCACACTGTTTAAGGTTACGAATGTCGGCGGTCGCAACTTGGATGCGGACTTGCACACAACCAAGACCGAGCTGGAATGCGAAACCGCCGGAGATGCAAATCGCTTGGTAGGTGAAGCGTATCTTTCAGATCCCAGTTTGTTGTTGGCTTGGGTTGAATGGGAAGATAACAAATTTATTGGTACCGGCCCAAAGTGGAGCTCAGTCAGCCGGAACATCAAGGACTAATATGGAACAAGAACCCGCAAAGGCGGAATCAGTAAACACGTTTGATCTATTGCCCTGGTACTGGCAATTGACGTATTTGCTCGTCACCATTGGGCTGCTGATCCCTGCCGTGATATATGTACTGCTGGCCATCATCAATCCCTTTTGGTTTCGTGAGGCCATGCTGGAGTCAGCAGTAACGTTTGTTGAAGGTTTGGAAGTTACTCGCTTGCGTTTAATGAAACCTGCACTGCGCAAATATACAATTTTTGAAACCCTCAAGCGCGGTGAAAACGTAGTCAAGGACTAGCACATGTCAATTACCGTTTGCTTGGAACAGGATGGCCTGATTGGATTCGTGGAATACAAAAGAGCCCAAGGTGGAAATTTTGACTACGACAGTTACAACGTTCATATCTGGACCCTACAGGCTTGGAAAAATTCTCGGATACCTCCGGATGTGCTTTGGCGGATGGATAAAATTCCACCGCGTTGGCCCTTGTTGTTCAAGAGCTTTGGCAACCAAAAAATGGCCGAAGATTACTTGCTGGATAAAATGGCCTACTCAAGTTTTCTTTTGCTTTCAATGAGTTACAATACCTAAAATTTTGGTTGACATTCAAGTTGTATCCTGTATAATATCAGCACCGTAAACAAAGGGATCAACTATGACCAGTGCAGTTGACATCTGTATTGAGCAAGATGGCTTGATTGGCTTCATGGAACACCGAAGAAGTCTGAGCACCTTGGTTCGGCAGATGCCTGTTGAATTTGACAGCTACAATGTTCATATCTGGACACAACGGGCCTGGGAAAATTCTAAAAAGCCCGGGGACACGTGGGGAAGTCGCGAATATCCCAGATATCCCTTTTTGTTCAAGAGCTTTGGTAGCCAAAAAATGGCCGAAGATTACCTGTTGGAACAAATGGGCGGTGCTGTTTTCCTTTTGCTTTCAATGAGTTACAACTCCTAAAATTTCGGTTGACTTTTTCCACCAAAAGCGTATAATAGCGATATAGTTAACGACTAGGAGCAGACAATGAGCACTGTTACCCCCGAGCAAATCCCCAATATCGTTGTTGAAGCCAAAATCGCAGCCCACGAAGCTGCTGAAAAATTCTTCCGTGAACGGCTGGGTGGTAAAGATCAATATTCTTGCGGTTTCGCGTGGGTCACGATCTACGGCGTCAAGGGCAACACGCGACTGGGCAAGGCATTCGCTGCGCAGGGCATTACCAAAGCCTACGGTGGTGGGTTGCAGATGTGGAACCCTAGCCGATTTGGGTGCCAAAACATTGACACCCTGGAAGCGGGTGCTGATGCTGCGGCGAAAGTATTTCAAAAATATGGTTTCCGTGCCTATGCCGGAAGCCGCTTGGACTAACATTTAACTTTAGACAGGAGAAATACATGGAATTCATTGGCCGACAAACCACTATGGGTGCGGGCGTGTTCACCAACAAAGACAACGGCGTCGGCATTACAGCTACCCTGCACACCAGCGGCGATGGTTATTGGAGTGGGGAACAGCGGGCCGTGGAGATCACGGGCCTGTGCCTTAGCTATGTCAACGACGAAGAAACCTTTGGTGAGCTGCGGGTTTACTTCAACACTGACACCTGGGATACGATGCAGCATGGCTTGATCTACACCGACGAACTGTTTATCAAAGAACTCGAAGCATATTTGATCGGCCAGGGACTGGCTGGTGGTGACGTCAATTATTCGGAACAGGGCATGCAAGGTGACAATTACGTCAGCTTGGATGTGGGTGACAAGTTCATTGCCAGCTGGTTCGCAAAGTTCGGGAAATAACATGGACTGTCCCAAGTGTGGCACTGACATGGAATCTATGGGCTACGGAGACATGATCTGCCCCGAGTGTAAGCACACCGTGTATTCCGAGTCTGAAGAAGATTTTTGCCGGCGCTTGAACATACCCTACATCAAAGACGAAGACTCAACAGGAGAATAACATGGGTTACATCGCAATCTCAATCATATTCGCAAGTATGTTTTCCGTCATCGGGGTGGAGAAGTATGTCCAAGGGCAATGCGTGATCTCCTATGCGCAGAGCAACAAAACCGCCGACGAAATCAAACGAATCTGCCGAGGCTGATATGCGGGACAAGAACACCAATTACAACAGCATCACGGGCTGGCACATCACTTATCGTTTGGTGCCTGTGACCTCAGCTGAGGATGAGCTGGCACAGTTGGAGGCCCTGGACGACGTAACTGATGTGAGCCTGGCCAAACAGGAATTGGATCGAATCTTTGGTCAAGCTGCATAATCAAACAAATCTGCCGAGGGTAAAATTATGAAAATCTTTATCGCTGTCGCTGTATTGCTGGCTTTGTCGGGGTGTAGCAACCCTATCAGCGAGTGGACACAGACCGGACCCTTTAATCTCAAAACGATCCGAGGGTTTGAAGACTGCACTTTGTCAACTGTTTGGACTGGCAACGTGACTCTATATATGGTTCGTTGTCCCAACAGCACGGTGTCAACTACTCGCACAGGTAAGAATCCAATTCGTACCATTACCGTGGATGGTGTGGAATACACAGCAAAGGAAAAATAATGCTAACCGTCAAAGATCTCGAAGTATATTCCACCACATATCGCAAGACGCTGGGCAGTTGGATCTACGAATTCATGGATACTGATCGTGGAATCTTCATCAAGCGTGTGCCGGTGGATAGTCCGCTGTGGGGGCATGGGATCAGTATGCAGACCGTGGACCACGAGACCCGCAGATTCATCTCTGTATGTTGTGCTGGCTTGCCCATGGTTCATTTTGGTTCCTGGGACGAGGCGCTGACCTTTGTGAGCAACTACGTTGAAATCTGTTGACATCGCGGTCTGCGGTTGTATATAATGTGACCAGGAGAACACGATGATAAACTTTCACAGGATTCAAGACCGTATCCAACAATGGTGGAGATATCCACAACCCACTCAAGCCCAACGCCGATTGCTGGGACTGCATACCGATAGTTTTGATCTGGATTTCGTGGCGCAGCAGCTGGCTGCGGAATCATCGGCACAATACATGACCGATCACATGCGACAGGCTCGAAACTTCGTCACGGACTATGATCTCCATGAGTGGGCGATCAGACAAGTTGATCTTGATCTCCTGAGCCCATGGGGCTGTGGACTGGTCCTGGAATTTGGGGTGGCCACTGGACGCACCATCAATCACTGGGCCCGACTACGTCCCATGGATGTGATCCATGGATTTGACGGTTTCGTGGGGCTTCCCGAAACCTGGACCTGGCGCATGCGTCGCGGACATTTCAGCCAACCCCTGCCCCGGGTCCGTAAGAATGTTTGTCTGCATGTGGGCTGGTTTGACCAAACCCTGGATCCTTTCCTGCGTCAGAACTCGGCACCGGTGGCATTCTTACACATAGATTCTGACCTCTATTCCAGCGCCGCATTTGTGCTGGATCGTCTGGTACCTCGGCTGCGTGTTGGCACCATCATAGTATTCGACGAATACTTCAACTATCCGGGCTGGCAGCAGGATGAATATCGCGCCTGGCAAGAGATCGTGGCACGACACGATATCGGTTATGAATACATCGGCTTCGTGAGCCGGCATCAGCAGGTAGCAGTAAAAATCACCAAACTTCCCTAGACCATCACCAACAGAGGACACTATGGCAGCACATCTCGGTCACAACGCCATGCGAGGCGAAAAGATATTTTTTGACAACCTCATGCATCGCGCCTATCGTGGTTATCTCAGAATCAACACAGAACGTCTGCTTGAACGCATGGTAGAGGACGGCGTATTGCAGATAGATGCCCTGCTGGAAAAAACCATCAGCGTGGTGGGACGCATACCCCGAGACAGCGGTGTGGGGCGTGATTTCCGCGATGGCAGTGATGCCAAAAAGGTTACCAGCCATAGATCTAGATCCCGTAGTGGACTAAGGAATCGAGCACAGGTGCGCAAGATAGCGAACAAGAAAGGCATCCTGCGCGTCATGGTGGCCGAAACCGTCAGCGGCCAGTGCTATTATTTCCGCATACCTTATCGGGCCTATCGGCATCTCAAATGCATCAGTATACCGTTTGATCTCCAGGGTCAACTGGCTGATACCAAGTGGAAAAAATATCAGGTTTCGGGGCTGACTCAGATGTGCGGATAATACTGTTATAAATCAATGACTTACAGGCGCGCTAAGTCATTGATTTATAATGGATTCTTTTTGGCTGTTTTGGTTGACCAAAAGCACCAAATCCGGTATAATAGCTCTATAGTTAATAACAAGGAGCCGGAAATGAGCAAAAATATTATGTGGCAAAATCTCAGCGCCAAACAAATCCGTGACATGATCCGTAACTGGCCCGTGAGCGAGCCCAAAGCGAGTGCCAAGGCTCCCCAGACCCCGGTTGTGCGAGTGGTCAAGGCAGCGGCTCCGGCAGCGCCCAAGGCCAAAGTCCAAGCCAAGTCCGCGGATCGCGCCCGCAAGCATTTTGGTGCCGATGGTGAAGTCAAGTTCGTGGCACATCGCAACATCTGGATCGGCTTCTGGGGTGGCAAGGCCGTGGTCAAACGCAGCACCCAAGAAGCCTGCCGCGAAGCACTCAAGGTGCAGTTTGGTGCGGTGAAGCAGGGCTAACAGGGGCCAACATGAGCAAGCTTGTTGATGGACTTATCCCGGCGGGGCAAGAGTGCCCCTGGAAAAAACAGTGCAGGTTTGCTCATTTGGAAATGTGCCATCACCGAGGTACTCAACATGAGGTACCGTTCAGCTGTGCCCTGGCACGTGGATTTGATCTGGTTGACCAGAAACAGCCGAAACGCTATAATAACCGCATAAACTAAAAACACCGGAGCTCACATGTATTCTTACTATCGCCCGCGCTATGGTTATGCTCGTAGGACCCAAGCTGTGAAACCCGTGCAAATGGCCACTATGCTGGGTGCCGAGATCATGTGGGGTCTGGCGGCCTACGCCGACCGCGTGAACGAGGGTCAATATATCAAAGAAGCCCAACGCAACGACAACAACGATGTGGTGCGCAACAGCAATCGCGACATCATCCGGAGCCAAGCGGCTGCGGGCTTGCCCGACGTGACCGAAGATGATCTCGAGCTGGGGCGTCAGGCCCGGACCTGGCACCGGGGAAATCTGGTGTTCAAGGCCCTGCGCGGTCAGCCCTTGTCCGATTTTGATCTGGCAGTGCAGGAAGCTGTGCAAAAAGAAGAGTTCAGCAACCGCAGCGATGCGCTGAGCGCGGCCGTGGTAGCCAGCCAGATCTCCAGCTACCGTAAAGGTCTGGCGCAACAGCAGCTGGAAGCATCCGTGGATCGGACCCCCCTGGCAGCAGTGGGTGCCAAGGTCTCAGTTGACGCCACTGTGGTGCGCACCGTGTTCAGTCAGAACTATGGTGTGCATTTTGTTACGGCCCAGACCCAGTGCAATCGCCTGGTGTTCTTCAGCTTCCGCGAAGCGCTGGCAGCTGGCACCCCGATCCGGGTGCGCGGCACTGTCAAAGCGCATCGTCCGGACTCCACCCAACTCAACCGTGTGAAACTGGTCTAACATGATACCTTCCGAACACCGCGACGACATCATCCAAACTGGCTTGACCTTCATGCGCGCCATCACCGAAGCCTATGGCAGCGACGAAGGCCTCAAGCTCTGGGATACCATCGCCAGCACCCTGGATCCCGACGTCAAAGGACAGATCTTTTTCGCCATGCTGACCGGCGCCATGCCCGGACGTATCCGGGTGGTGGGTGTCAACGTCGGCTCCATTTCAAGAAAGGTGGAACAGATCAAGGCCATAAGACACGCTTCGGGCTGGGGGCTCAAGGAATCCAAGGATGCCGTGGATGATCTGATCACGTCCAACAAGCCCATCGTGTTCGAGTGTAACCCCGACATGCGCAGCCATTATGCCGAAATGCTGCGCCAGACCGGATTGTATTGCTGAGCCATGGATCAAGACGACGACGACCTGGACCGGAGCCATCAGTTTCTCCTGATGTGGTGTTGCGAAGGGCTAGAATTCGTCGTGGACATCACCCAGGATCAAAAGGATGCGGTCTGGGCACAACTACAGGGTCAGAACTACCGGAGCCGGGTGCCCAATCTCATGCATCTGGAACTCAGGGCTCGCTACAACAGCCAGAGATTCTATGAGATCTATGTGGTCAATGCGGCCCCGGGCATCACCGAACAGGATCTGCAGGAATTGTTTGAATCCAATCCGCAGACCGCGGCCCAGATGATCCGTGACCGGGGGACCAAAATCTTTGGCGAGGGCATGGGCCGCAGCAAGACCGTGATAACATAAAGAATGTTGGCATATTCAATTTGCCCAAAACGTCGCAGAGTGGTTGACACCAATATATCACTTTGCTATAATTTGAGCATGCCGGATATGTGGCATACAGGCAACTTAACTTCAATCACCGAGAAAGGCAACTGAAATGAGCAAGAAAGAAAAGCTGTTCACTGTAGCAGGTACCGCTACCAACCCCAATGGTACCACCAAAGCACGTTTCGCCAACGATCTGGTGGCGCGTATCAAGATCCTCACCAAGGCCCAATGCACCAACATCAACCTGGTGGAACTGCCCCAGGCCATGACCAAGCTGGAGGCTCTGCAACATCTCCAGACGCTGGGCATCACCGAAGGTGACGCCGGCTATGCCGTGGCCAATAAGCTGGCTGAAAAGAGCAAGCTGGCCAAGCGCGGCGAAGTCAAAGTCACGCTGAGCCAAGGCAAGAGCAAGGCCAAGGCCAAGGACACCGCAGCGGCCTAATTGGCGCTGTGATGACAAAAGCCCGCCCCGGCGGGCTTTTTTGTTTCTGTTGTGAGGTATAATTACTAGATGTTGGACAACACACAGTTAGAAGAGGCCCTGCGCGACACTATCCTGGACGTATGCGAAGTGCTGTATCAGCATGGCTATAAACAAGCCTGCGTGGGCGCTATCATGCGCCTGATCGGGGTTCCGCCCGAGAATGCCCAAATGCATGATGATGAGATTTTTGCCCTGGATGAAAAGTTTTTGGAACACTTGGCCGAGCGCAAGATCATGAGCGAGATCCAAAAACCGCCGGGCGAGCGGTTGCATTAGATGGCCGAAATAGTTGGCCGGCGCTGGCAGACCAGCTAAAATACATGAGCTGTTTATATAAGGAGAACCCAATGTCAGCTCAGCACGATACTATCCGCAACGCTTTTGAAACCTACATCGCCGAAAACGATAAGTTCACTACCAAAGGAGTCAAAGCATCTGCGGCCCGCGCTCGCAAGGCTCTGCAGGAAATGAGTAAAGCCATCAAAGAACGCCGCAAAGAAATCACAGCAGAAAAAGAAGCCCTAGCCTCCAAATAACATGTCCAATAATGTTTGGAATGTTTCTGGTGCACCCTTGACTGTGCAGACCACTGGAACCACCACCACATGGTCCATGCAGGGTCAGGCTGGTGCCGGAGGCAATGTTGCTGGCTCTGGAGGTGGTGGATCCAACACCTGGGCCAACCCCAACGTCACCTACACCTATCAGGTACCCAACTACATTACCTCAGATGCCGGGAAGGTAGTGTTGCAGGGTGAAAAGGCCGATCTAGTGATAGCGGGGATGAGTCTCAAAGCAACACTGGAAACCATACAACAGCGACTCAATATCCTGAGTCCCAACCCCGAACTGGAGGCCCAATGGGATCAGCTGCGCGAACTGGGCGAGGCCTATCGCCGACTCGAAGACGAGCTCCAGCAAAAGCAAAAGATGTGGGATACCCTCAAACAAATGCCACCACCGGATACCCCATGACACCACAGACACAGATACGACGCATCACATCTTGGATCCGGCGCTATGCCCGGCAGAGTCAAGCCCAGTGCCTGGTAGTGGGCATTTCCGGCGGCATCGACAGCTCGGTGGTCAGCACCCTGTGTGCCCATACCGGGCTGGCGGTACGTGCAGTGATCATGCCCATACGGCAGAGCCAGCACACACATGATCTAAGCCTGGCACATGGTGAGTGGTTGTTGGAAAATTTCACCAACGTCCGCGTCCAGGTCCTGAATCTTGATCCGGCCTTTGATCAGTTCGAACGATTGTTGATCGAACAATCATTGATCACCAATGGTGACATTGGCTCGGCGCAGGAGGAACTGGCCTTTGCCAACAGCCGCAGCCGCCTGAGAATGATGTCCTTGTATCAGATCGCCCAGGCCAACCAAGGACTGGTAGTGGGCACCGGCAACCGTGTGGAAGATTTTGGTGTGGGATTCTTCACCAAATATGGAGATGGTGGTGTGGATATCTCACCCATAGGCGACTGTGTCAAGACCGAAGTATGGGCCATGGGTCGCCAATTGGGCATACTATCACCCATCATCGAGGCCGCACCCACTGATGGTCTATGGCCGGATGGTCGTACCGACGAGGACCAAATTGGCATGACCTACCCCGAATTAGAAGAGGCCATGCGTGTCGATGAGTCGGGCCAGCCTCCCCGGACACCACAGCAGCGTCAGCATCTCCGACGCTATCGCCAGATACGGCGCCGTAACCTGCATAAAATGATGCCCATACCGGTCTGCAAGATGACTAAATAGCCATCAATCTGTGTCTCCAGATATAGTAGCATATGATACCAGTTTGTGCTACTATATACAACTACGTCAAAAAACATCGGGTCGTCTTCTGTATATGTTCCAGGCGGCCCAGCGCAGATGATCGCGCCTAACCAAAGGAGTATTCCGATGAAAACATATATGACATGTATAAGGAGTTTGTCATTGGTGACTGCCATGATGATTTCCGTGGCAGCAGTGTATCAAGTAACGCAAGTCAAACTGAACCATCTCAGGTTGTCCCAAAACGATGGATCTGAAATCATCACTGTCCGGGATCGCGAACGCCAGCTCAAATGCATGGCCGACAACATCTATTATGAGGCCGCCACTGAACCGGCCGAAGGCAAGATAGCGGTGGGTCAAGTGGTCATGAACCGTGTGGCCAGTCCAGATTTCCCCAAAGACCCTTGCCAGGTCATTTATCAACGCAACAGTTTCTACACCAACATCGTGTGTCAGTTTACCTGGCTCTGTGATGGATCCGTGGGGCGGCGACCGGTACAACAACGGCTCTATGATGAGAGCATGGAAGCCGCCAAGAAGGTCTTGCTGGAAGGTTTCAGATTGCCCAGTCTCCAGGGCGCTCTCTACTACCATGCAGACCACGTAAATCCACAATGGCGCCAGGAACCAGTGGCCAAGATAGGACATCATATTTTCTACAAACCCCGGGAGAAAAACAATGGCAACATTTGATGTGAAGAAAATGACCCAATGGGTAGCTGATCACGTGGCACCCATCACTGCCGAAACCTTTGCTTGGTTGGCGGTTATATTCTTGCATGCGGCCACCATACCCACGTTGATCGCTGTGCTGACCGGGCTCAGTGACCGTATGCCCACTGTGGATATGGTGTTGCTGACCTGGGCCGGACTCAGCTGCCTTTTCGTACAGGCCGCGATCCAGCGCAACATGCTCCAGATCATAACCATCGCCGCGGGATTCTTGGTCCAGAGTAGCCTAATGGCCTTGATCTTTTTCAAATAATACCCTACAATAGGTCTATGAAAACTCAACAACCCGCAACAGGTATCATGCAAATGGGCGAATGGCGCGATGCTCGCTGTTTCAGGGTGGCCTGCGATTGCGGCACCCGCGAACACGAAGTGGATGCTTGGATCGAAGTCCAGGACCAAGACCGCACAGTGTCGGTAACATTCTATGCCCAGCTGCAAACGCCGTTCCAGAACTTTGGCCAGAGACTGCGCATGGCCTGGGCCATATTGACCCGGGGTGTGTATAGTCAGGAACACGATCTGATCCTAAACGAGCAAGCGGCACGAAACTTCACAGCGGCCATTGACCGGACTCTAGAGAATTTCCAGCGCCAATGACCCACGTAGTGACCGAAGCTTGTATAGGCTGTAGATACACAGATTGTGTGTCGGTGTGTCCCGTGGACTGTTTCCATGCTGGCCCCAATTTCCTGGTCATAGATCCCGACGTTTGCATCGACTGCGCGGTATGCATACCCGAATGTCCGGTAAACGCCATCCTGGCTGATCGAGATCTCAAACCCAATCAGCAGGATTGGATCCAGATCAACGCTGACTTGGCCCAGGCCTGGCCCGTGATCACTGAAAAGACCGATGCCTTGTCCGGGGCTGACGAGTGGGCAAAGATCACCAGCAAACGGCACCTGTTGGACCGCGGATAAAAATCTCTTTGGAATCAATGATTTAGCGCGCCCTAGATCTGCTTGTAAATCATGGACTTAGCGCGGTTGACCAAAATCTGGGTTTCGGGTATAATATGGGTATAGTAAACGACAAGGAGCAGACAATGACGGTTGCAGAATTGATGGCTCGTTTGGAACGGTGCGATCCCAATACCCTGGTCCAGATCAATGCAGTGGGCATCGGGCGAGTGTTTGACATCGATTCGGTATTCGAGTACGAAGCCGACGAGCGATGGGACGATCCCGCAACGGTCATTATCCAAGTGTAATATTACCTTTACTTTCAAGGAGTTAGCAAAATGAAAAATGTTTCGCTGGGCGAAGGACTGTTTTTTCTCTTTATCGTATTCCCACTTGCCATCCTGCTGTCAGGCTGGACCATCACTGTGCTGTGGGATTGGTTCGTTGTAACCACCTTCAAGCTGCCGCACTTGACCATCGCCCAGGGCTTGGGCTTGGGGCTGCTCCTGGGTTACTTCACACACCAGACTCAACACAATGAAGAACAGACTGCGGGCGAGCTGTTCGCTCAATGCTTTGCCAAACCACTCGTGTTCCTGGCCCTGGGCTGGATCATTCACCTGTTTATATAACGGTTGACCAAAATCTGGGTTTCGGGTATAATATGGGTATAGTAAACGACACGGAGCAGACGATGAGCAAACGTTCTATCAAACTGTATGCGGTCTGGACCAACACTGACCTCACCGAGGGGCGCGGGCAGGAATATGTGCAATATTTCTGCAAATTGGAAAGCACCGCACGTCGTTTGGCCCGGGGTAATTATGTCATGGGCAGCGATAGCCGTGTCAGTGAAGAGACCTGGATACTCAAGGGCAATACATGGTACGCACCCTATGCTCGCATTGTTCAGCCATCGACTGTGGATCTTGAGGAGGAACGCAAACTGGAGGTCCAGCGTAAGGCAACACTGGCCCGAGAACGTGCCCTGAATCGTGCTCGTGAACTGGGGCTCAGCGAGGCTGATATCCAAGCACTAAAAGGTTGACATATATCCGTTGTGTGTTAAAATACAATTCACCATCAATAGAGATTATGTCTAGTATCATTTGAGATACTTACATTTTGCAAAATGATACCGAGACATATTTGATCTTCCTCCTGATTTACCGCAATGAGGACAAGTAACAACTGGCTGCGCACCTGTATTGAGATCTCTGAGTAAAATTTTAGTTTTTTGAGAGTGAGTTCTATTTGTGAATGTACCGATTCGGCCTTTTTTAGATTCTGAATTTTTTTTACGGTGTTCTTCGGTGTGTTTTTTGCCTTTCAAGGCCATACTAATTTTTTTATTGTGTTCGGGAGTTTGTTTGATACCCTTATTCCAAGGTATTTTCTCAGAGTGCGTTTGGCTCATAAATAAAGAATATTCAACTTTGATAGATTCGTAAACTCTTGCAGTTATATTAGATTCGTATCTTCTATGCTTACTGGATTTGGCTTTCATCATTCTTAAAGCAAACACCATTTTACCTCGTTCTTTTCCTGACGTCATTTTTACCAAAAGCCAATGGCATATGAAATGTTCTCTGGCTGTTAGAATGGCAATATTATCAATATGATTACTTCCACCTAAAGATTTTGGTATAATATGATGGCGTTCGGTGTACTGATTATTATCTCTTGACTTTGATTGAGAAATAATGTTATAATACCATGTAGAATATTTGTTAGTCAGAAACATAACTTATTTATCAAGAAGGAGCGATCCATGCATCTCGTTGGACCCTGGCTTTCTACCACGGGCAAGAAAAAGGGGCGCCGCAAGTTTCGCAATGCAGCAGAAGCGCAACGTGCCCGCGAAAATGATGATGCTTGGAAAGAGCTGCTGAAGCGCCACGAAGTGGAGCGGCAAGAAAAGCGCCGCAGTCGGGCCATGCGAGCCGAACCCTATGTGCCCACGCGCCCCAGCTATCGTGGCAGCGATCAGCCGCGCATCCCCAGCCTGCCCTTTACCGGTGAGGCCTGCACTGTGGGCGCACCCAAGGTCTATACCGGCGACAAGATCAAGGGCATCGGTACTATGCACAAAAGCAATGCCGTTCCAATCTTCACCGACGAAGAGGCCCGCGACATCGCTCACATGCGGAGATAGTGTGGATCCATATACCAAACACACTCTGTTTGCCATAGCCGCAGGTTTTTGGATCACCAATAATCTGGTGCTGGATTTTTGGCCCCAGGTGGTATTGGGTCTGGTGCTGGCTGCTCTGGCCAAGATACTCAGTGTGCTGGAAGAAAACGGACAGCTCTGATGCCATATCAATACCATGAGGTCCGGAGCAGCAGTGGTGAATGCCGGTATTTCAGCGTCTATGTCCAAGATACCGGTGAGATCAATCACTGGCGTTACTTTATGCTGCGAGGTCTCAGCGAGCGAATCTGGCAAGAAGAAGACGATTCGGTACGATGGCTCAAAAATCGCTGGATTGAGTTGGATCATCCGGTTGACATGAAAGAGTTTTTCTGGGTAAAATTACGTTCACAAACATGGCAAGGACAGACATTATGAAAACTACCACTCAAATTCCGGTGCTGCGCGAACGATATCCCCTGATCTTTGTCGAGGACTCTGATATTAGCGTAGGCGATGGTTGGTTTAATCTTCTAGACGCTGCATGTGGTTGTATCCAATCCCACATCGATTGGTGCCATAAAAACTACGAATCTGCCATCGAGTATAATGCCATGCGTGATGCCTTGCGCGCCGGCGATGACACATTGTTCTTGAAATTCTACGAAACCATGCCCCTGGATTGGGTGCAGCGTCAGCGCGATCACGTCCTGACCAATGCGGCGCGAGAAGTCATTGTACCCTGCCAACAGGTCGTTGCGACCCAGGTCAAGGAAAAGTTTGGCACCTTGCGTTTCTATGCCCAGGGAGGTAATGAATGCACCCATGGCATGATACAGATGGCCGAGGCCATGAGCGCAGTGACCTGCGAAATGTGTGGTGCCCCGGGCACCACAGGTGGCAAAGGCTGGATCCGCACTCTGTGCGCCCGACATCACATGGAAAAGGCATGATATGCGAATCGCAATAGGTTCAGATATACATCTAGAGTTTGGCGATCTTGAGTTTGATAATCGGGATCAGGCCCAGGTCTTGATCTTGAGCGGTGATATCATGCTGGCACAGGATCTACACGACCATCCCGCGTCGGCTTCCTTGGACCAGGCCGAGATCATGGGCATGCTGGGAACACGCCAGGCGCAAGCCCTGCGGTTCCGGGACTTCCTGCGCCGGGCCAGCGAGCTGTTTGAGCACGTGGTCTATGTGGCCGGCAATCACGAATTCTATCACGGCAAGTGGGTGCAAAACATCCAAGACCTCCGCGATGAATGCGCGGCGTTCGCCAACATACATTATCTCGAGCGCGATACCGTCACCATCGATGGTGTGTTGTTCGTGGGTGGTACTCTCTGGACCAACATGAACAATTTTGATCCCCTGACCCTGCATGCTGTGCAGAGCATGATGAGCGACTTCATGGTGATCCGCAACGATGAACGCGGATATCGTAGACTATCGCCGGCCGACACCGTGGAACGCCATACACGGACCCTGCGATACATCGAGACTGTGCTGAAGCAGAATCTCGATACACCAACTGTGGTGGTGGGACATCACTCGCCCAGCACTCTCAGCGTCCATCCGCGCTACTCCGAGGACCGCCTCATGAACGGTGCTTATCATTCGGATCTGTCTGGGCTGATTTTGGACCATCCCCAGATCCGGCTATGGACTCACGGTCACACACACGAGGACTTTGATTATCACATCGGGCCCACTCGTGTGGTCTGTAACCCCCGCGGATATGTGGGGTATGAGCCTCGCAGCGATGGCTGGCGATTCAAAACCATTGAGGTAACAAAATGAGCATGAACTTTGAACAAGCAGAAATGTGGCGCCGTTTGAGCGACGCACCTGGTAATTACTATACCCAAGCGTCCGAGAGCGAACGCGAAGATTTCAGGAAATTCGTGGAGGAACAGTTACACCTGGGCCGGATCACGGTGGAATTCACCAAGGCCGATGGTTCAGTGCGGGCCATGATCTGTACGCTGAGTGAGGATCACGGTGCTAAGTACAATCCCGTGACTGAATCCGCCAATCTCCAACCCACACAACCGCGACGTCGACCCACCATGGAGGTACGTACCGTATGGGATTGTGAAGCCGGTGCTTGGCGCAGTTTCCGTTGGGATAGACTCAATTTGATAGGATTTACCATTGGCTAAAGAGGAAGCGATCAAGATGACTGGTACTGTGGTTGAAATACTGCCCAGTGCCATGTTTCGAGTACAGTTAGATGAGCAGGAAACCACGGTCCTGGGTGTTATATCGGGCCGTATGCGACAAAACAACATCAAAGTCATCGCCGGGGATCACGTCTCTATAGAGTTTTCACCATATGACATGAGCCGGGGGCGGATCACGCGCAGAAACTAAATATTTCCATGCGCGAACACATCGACCTCATAGAAGCCACAACACGACCGGCCAAGCTGGAAACCACACCCTTGCCCTACGGTGTCAAAGATCTAGAGCCTGTCATGAGCCGGGCCACCATAGATTATCACTACGAACACCTGGCCAAGGGCTATGCACAACGCTACAATCGCGGCGAAGGCAATGCGGATTTCAATCGTGCCGGCAGTTTTCTGCACAACAAATTCTTCCCGCAACTGCGAGCACCCCGAGCGGCCAACAGACCACGTGGTGCGTGCCTGGAGTTGATCCAAAGCCACTTCAAGACCTGGGAAGATTTCCAGGAGCAATTCACCGAAGAGGCCATGAAGATCCAGGGGTCAGGTTGGATATATCTCAGCACCGGAGGTGACATCAAGACCATAGCCAATCATGCTGTGCGTACCGACATTTGTATGATCATAGATTGGTGGGAACACGCCTGGGCCCTGGATTATCAAAGCGACAAAGCTGGATATCTGCGCAACATGTGGCGCATCATCAACTGGGATGTTTGCAACGAACGTCTGTGATCAGACTATGGCACCGATCCTAGTGCCGGTAGCTATCCATGTGATGTAAGAATTACCCTGTACAGCGTTGCCCGGTTTGCCGCCCACTCCGCCAGCGCCGGCACTTAACGCACCAATTCCAGGGGCACCTGCAAAACCAACTGACGCATAACCACCACCGGTACCACCAGTACCACCAAAGCCAGAATTATTGCTTCCACCCACACCACCAGTACCTGGTGTTACTAAATCAGCGGCCGTTCCTGGTTCGCCATTGACTCCATACCCGGCAACGTTAGGCCCACTGGGCCCAGCCGCCCCCAACGGTACTCCACCACCACCCCCACCGCCAGCAGCGGCACTGCCGGGACTGGTACCTCCACCGCCCCCGCCGCCTCCACCAGCACCAGCGATGATAGAACCTTGGTTATCGACTTCAACTGGGTATCTCGCTATCAATCCTGTACCACCGGGGCCACCTGCGACGCCGGGACCGGCCCACATCGCGGCTTGTGCACACCATCCACCTTGACCACCGGCACCACCACGTCCTATTATGATACCGTTGTTGATGATGATGATTTTACTACCACCAACCCAACCGATACCAGTATCTATGGCTGCGATCGACGGGGCACCACCAACCACGGTGACACCGGGAAACACAGTTAGGATCACATTGACCGGATCCACGGGCGATTGTGCCGCTTGATATATGTTATAGCCCAGATAGTAATCAGCGGTTATTTCAAGGTTGAGAGTGCGAGCACCTTGGCCCAACAGGATATTGAGAAAACCACTCATCAAACAACCCCGGATCCAGAAATAAACCAGGTGTTGGTGGCCACTTTCAGCAGGCTGGCCATGCCTTTGATGTTGAGCGTTCTATTTCCGCTGTTGGATGTACCAGCCTGGTACAACGTGATCCCGGCAGCGGATACAGTGATGGCCGTGGTTCCGTTGTTGACCAAGCTGATCACGCTGCCTATGGGAAATGCCACAGCAGCGTTGGTGGGGATGGCGATGATTTGTGCACCATTGTTGTAGCTGTAGATATGCTTGCCTATGTCCGACAATGCCAAGGTATAATTGCCGTTTTGCTGGGACTGCGGTACATATCGATAACCCACGGTTATATTGGATACGCCATCGTAAACTGTGGTATTCTGATCTAGCACACCACTGTTGATGATTGGTGCTGTGAGTGTTTTGTTGGTCAATGTCTGGGTATCAGTGGTTCCCACGATAGCACCCGCTGGTGCTGTGACAGTGGTAAATGGCGAAGTACCATTACCAACTAACACGCCAGTGAGAGTATTGGTACCGGTACCACCGCTGTTGACAGCCAACGGGGTGATCCCAGTTATGGTCGCCCCAAAGATGGATCCACCAGTTATGTTGACGTTATTGGAATCCTGGACGGCCATGCTGCCCAGACCCAAATTGGTACGTGCCCCAGAGGCTGTGCTGGCTCCGGTGCCACCATCAGCTATGGCTAGATCAGTGATGTTCGAGATGGCCCCACCGGTGATCTGGGCATTGACCGTTTGTATCGATGACAACACTGCGGTACCACCAGTGATCGTGACCGAACTGGAATCTTGCACGCTGATTGATCCAAGACCCAGATTGGTGCGAGCCTGGGACGCTGTGCTGCCACCGGTGCCACCATCTGACACTGTCAAGGGCGTGATATTAGTGATGCTACCACCGGTGATTGATACTGCACCGGAATTCTGTGTGGCCATGCTGCCCAGACCCAAATTGGTACGTGCCCCAGCGGCCGTGCTGGCTCCGGTACCACCATCTACCACGGCCAAGTCAGTGATACCAGAAATCGTACCCCCAGTTATGGACACGGCATTGGCATTTTGTAAAGCTATGGTGCCCAGTATTCCCTGTGCTCCGGTAACGGTGTTGACCACAAACTCCGTGGTAGCGATCTGGGTAGTGCTACTGCCTGGTGTGGCCGTGGGTGCAGTGGGTATACCCGCAAACGCCGGACTGATTTTTTCTCCCTGCACAAAAGCCGTGGTGGCTATTTGAGTAGAATTGGTACCAGCTGCCGCAGTGGGCGCAGTGGGCGTTCCGGTAAACACCGGGCTGTATTTTGCATTCTGCACAAATGCCGTGGTGGCCAAGCGTGTGGTATTGTCACCATAGATCGCAGTGGGCGCAGTGGGCGAACCCGCAAATGCCGGGCTTGAGGTCACAAATGCAGTGGTGGCTATTTGCGCCGTGGCAGTGCCTGCGGCAGCAGTGGGAGCCTGGGGAACACCGGTAAAAATCGGCGAAATCTTCTGGCTCTGTACATAATCATAGTTGGCCAAACCAACCCAGGTATTGGCACTGCTATAGGTGCTGATCGCATCGGTATCACTGTTGTACCAAAGCTGACCTAAAATCGCATTGTTGGGTGGAGTATCGTTGGCGAAATTTTCCAACAAATATACATAGTTTTCGTTTTCGTCTTGGCCATAGCTGACGATATTGCGTCCCACCAAAGTAAGGCTGGTGGCAGTGTTGTTGATGGTACCGTCGGCTAGATTTACTATAAGTTGATCCCGGCTATTTCTAATAATGTAGCTCATTCTACGCTCCTGACAGGGTATTTAGCGGCGCACCCAGAGTTGGTAAATAGCATAAAGGATATCTCGATGACGCAACAGATAATCAATATTGGCAATTCGCCCAATGATGGCAACGGCAGTCCCTTGAGGACCGCGTTTACGATCTGCAACAACAATTTCACGGAACTTTACAGCACTTTGGGCGTTTCGGGCATAGCTAATGGCACCAGCAATGTCTTGGTATTGCAGGACAGCGCGATCACCATTTCCAGTGCCGGGGTCAGCAATGTGGTGGTCATATCAACCACGGAAACGAACATAGATGGAAACATCGTTTCCAGCGCGGATATTTCAGCTGATGGCAACGTCATCGCTGGTGGATATTTTGTAGGTGATGGTAGCTATATCACCAATGTCAGCAGCCAATCTCCGGCCAGCTTGATCACGGGAAATGTCCTGAGCAGCAACGTGACCACTGCCAGCCTAACCACAGTTGGTACTCTTTCTAGCCTATCGGTCACGGGCAACGTCACTGGTGGGAATCTCAAAACAGCCGGTATGGTTTCCACCAGCGGAAACGTCCAGGCTCAAAATGTCCTGTCATCGGGATTGATCAGTGCTGCGGGCAATGTGGAAGCTGCCAATATGCTTCTTTCGGGCCAGGTATCCGCGATTGGAAACATTACTTCATCTGCCAATGTATCGGGAAATTACATATTGGGCAATGGCTCACTGCTGACTGGGGTAGCACTCAGCTCAGATGCCAACTCACTGACCGGTACCACACTCAGCAGCACAGTCATTAACTCAAGTCTCAGGACCCTGGGCAACCTGGATCAACTCACGGTCAGCAACGCATTGGGCGGTACCGGAAATGTCACAGCCAACAACATCAGCCTTGGTGCTATCGTCAGTGCCGTGGGCAACGTCAAAGCAGCGGGCTTCCAATATGCCAATGGCGTGGCAGTGCAGGGTTCCGGTGCGCAAGGCATCACGGGCGCACAGGGCACGACCGGACCCACAGGCACACAAGGTACCACTGGCGCTCAGGGCGCGACCGGTCCCATTGGTATACAAGGAACCGCAGGAGCATTGGGTGTGCAAGGTATCACCGGGGACACTGGTATACAAGGTGCCACCGGTACGCAGGGTATCACGGGCGCCCAGGGCGCTGTGGGTACACAAGGTGTCACAGGCACACAAGGTGCCACCGGCCCCAGCACCACCATCAATGCCACAGCAGTGGCTTCGGGAACCTACTATCCGGTGTTCGTGGCTGCGGCCGGAAGCGATCAAACCGCAGCGGTTCGAACCGCTGCCACGGCATTTAGTTTCAATGCTGCCACAAACACCCTGACCGTCACAGCCAACCAGGCACAATATGCTGACTTGGCCGAAATATATCTGCCCGATGATCACTACCCACCGGGCACCGTGGTGGTGTTTGGTGGCGAGCACGAAATAACTACCACGGAAATCAGCCATGATACCCGAGTAGCTGGTGTGATTTCGACCAAACCTGGGTATATCATGAACAGCAAGGCCGAAGGAATCCCAGTGGCCCTGACTGGTCGTACCTGGTGTCGAGTACAAGGTCCAGTTACCAAAGGCGATTTACTGGTCAGCAGCAGTCAGCCCGGTATTGCCCAGGTGCTTGATCCAGCGCAGTATAAACCGGGCTGTGTATTGGGCAAGAGTATTGAGGACATCCGAGATGACTTTGTGCAGAGCATAGAAGTCGTAGTGGGTCGGTTCTAATCGAGAATAGTAGATGGCACAACCAACTTGGCAGACCCCAGCAGGCAGTCTAGGCGTGATACGTGAAGGTATTTTCTACCAATTCGCCTTGATAGCCACACTACCACCATATCCCACACCCTCGATCTGTTATACTACTCAAGCCGGTACCAATCTCATAACTTGTGATACCACAGTGGATCTCGAAGTTGATAGACTGATAACATTTGCCGGCGATGCATTTGGTGGTATCCAGCCCAACATTCCCTACGCCATTTACAGTGTTGATGGTCCCTCGCAATTCCGCATCAAAGAAACACTGGCCAGCACCCAACCCTTGGCATTGTCCACGGCCTCTGGTGTGCTGACCGGAGTGGCCAGCGATCCAGTGTTTTATCGTCTGCAAGCGGGTCGGACTCCCGATGGTATACAGATCGCTGCCACTGGTATCTGTTATGGCGTACCACAGGCAGCTCTGGATATACAGGGCATACCAACCGACGTGGCCCAAGATGTCACCAGCAAATTTACCATACGGGCGTATACGCTGACCAGCACCGGTGCGGTTGATCGTTTTATCGACCGTACATTCAGTCTTACGGTCACAGGAAATAATCCTGCACAGTGGGTCACCCCCGCGGGTCTCATCGGCACATATATCGATTCTGACTTCGTAGATATCCAACTGGCCTATACCGGTCAAGATCCCGGAGACTCCTTTGTCGTGAGATTAGTGGCCGGGGAATTTCCACCCGGTCTCGCACTCACCCCAACTGGTAGGATCATTGGTTATGTAAGACCCACAGCGGATATCACCACTACCCCGGGCTATGACCTACAACCATATCAGACTGACCCCTATGATTTCATAGGTGGATTCATAGACAAGAATTATCAATTCACCCTAGAAGTCAATGATGGCAAAAGCACCGATCAACGCACATTTGAAATCTATGTCTACAACCGCGATGATCTTTCAGCCGATGATACCTATATCACCGCTGATAATACCCGACTCACTGCCGATGAAACCAATACTCGTCCACCATTCCTGTTGAATGCCGAGCCCAGCAATTTGGGCACTGTGCGCATGGACAACAATTTCGCTTATAGGTTTATCGGGCAAGATTACGATCTCAATGATCTAGAATATGCATTTTCAATCAACGAAGGATTTGGAACTCCACCGGGACTATCACTGGATCCATTTTCGGGATGGTACTACGGATATATTCCCAACACCGGTGACACCGACATCACCTATAGTTTCAACATACAGGTACGAGTCCGAAGCCTGATAGTTTACAGCACCACAGCTGGAAGCAACATCATAACTTGTGACTACAATTCTCGTGGAGACTTTTATGTGGGGTCTCCGGTGACATTTGAGGGCGCAGTCATAGGTGGTTTATTTGCTGACACCACCTATTATGTCAGTTCCATAGTCAGCGATGAAGAATTCACAGTCAGCTATACACTGGGTGGCCCCGACGTCACCCTTTCCAGCGACACTGCCACGACTCTGCTTCTTTGTGTTCCAGCCTACAGTCCCCGCAGTCGACAGTACCCTTTTACGCTGTCGATCACCAGCATCGCCGGACACGAAGTCACTTGGCTGTCGCCCGCTGACCTGGGCATCATCGAAAATGGCAGTGTCAGTATGCTGTCAATCCTGGCCACCAGTGCCAGTGGATTGCCCTTGAGTTATGAACTATCCCCGGGAGCCTACAATAACCTACCCCAGGGTCTGGAATTGTTACCGTCAGGCGATATAGTGGGTCGGGTCAGTTTCCAGACATTCAGCCTGGACCTAGGAGCCACCACGTTTGATGCCAGTACCAGCACATTGATCCGCAGAGATGCCACCACTATCGATGCCACGCATACCTTTACAGTCAATGCCTATGCCGAGGAAAACCAAGTACCGCTGTATGAAGTCAGCCAAGTAAAGATACTCAATGGTGGTACTGGATTCGTCAGCGCCCCAACCCTGACATTTGGCACACCCGTCGGTGCCGCAGCAGTGCAGGCCCAAGCCAATGTCGTGGTTGACGGCAATGCCATAACCAATGTATTGGTCACAGAAAATGGTGCGGGATATACCGGAGTGGCCACTTACAGTCTTTCAGGACCGGGTTCCGGTGCCGATCTCCAGATAGTGATGCAACAAACCGGCTATCGACGATTGATCAGTGCCTACAAAACGTTCACGGTGCGTGTGGTGCGGGCCAACAACAAGCCTTATCAGAACCTGTTGATCACTGCCATGCCCCCGCAGAATGATCGGACCCTATTGAATCAATTGTTGTCCAACACTGAAATTTTTGTGCCCGACTATATCTATAGACCCGATGATCCAAACTTTGGACTCAGCACACAGGTAAAATACCAACATGCGTTTGGATTGAGTCCCGATACTCTAGACACCTATGTGCGCAGCCTTGATCTCAACCACTATTGGAAGAACCTTGTGCTGGGTTCTATCGAGACTGCCCGAGCCGTGGATGCCCAAGGCAATACCGTGTACGAAGTGGTGTATAGTCGTATCGTGGATGATCTTGTCAACGCCGAGGGTCAGAGCGTGAGCAAAATCGTGACCACACCCTATGCTATCAATAACCCAGAACCACCACCGGCACTGATCAATTCTGTTTACCCCAATAGCCTGATCAACATGCGCGACCAGGTCATAGATGTGGTGGGACAGATATCACAGAAACTGCCGTTGTGGATGATAAGCCGGCAGGCCGATGGTACCATACCTGGATTCACGCCGGCCTGGGTCATCTGTTATACCAAACCAGGCCGCAGCGCCCAGATAGCCTATTACATCAGTGAATATTTTGGGACACAGCTGAATCTCATAGATTTCAAAGTAGATCGATATATCCTTGATGCTGCCATGAGCCTGAATTGGGATCCGGCTGTGCAGAATTGGGAACCGGCACCGGTAGAGACCACATTTGATGAGTTTGACACAGCGGGCTATAACGATCTTGGTATAGTAAACGCCTGCACCCGCCTGGCATTTGAACAAGTAAACGGACGCACCATAGGTGAAATCAACGCAGCCGGTGGGCTAGATGGTCCCAGCTGGATCACAGAATTGGGTCCTACACCAGTGGGTACCAAAGTCATAATCCGCGATGGCAGTAAAATCGTTTTCGTCCGGCAGGAAAATTTCAGTGGCATGACTGTCAATGAAGCATTTACCCAGAACATCAACGTATATGATGAGTTGGGATTTGATGTGGGTATAACCAGTGGGGCCGTGGGATCTTATGATTTTGGCCAAGTTATACCAGGCGGATACACCGCTGAGTGCACAGCCACTGATTCGGGAACCAATCTCATCACGGCCAATAGTACCCTGGCCATGCAGATCAATGATAAAATATGGTTCAGCGGAACCACTTACGGCAACATTTCTGCCACCAACAGCAATGACCAGACACAGGTCTACTACGTGCAGAGCGTCGCCAATGTGACCGGAACTGCCACCAACTCTGTCACAGGCAGGATCACAGTATCGTCTGTGGCCGATTTAGCAGTCAATGATGAGATCTGGTTTGCCCCGGCTATCACAGCGATCATAACCGCGACCAGCACCGCCGACAATTCAGTCACCATAGGCGACAATACACAGCTCATAGTCAACATGCAATTCGTACCGTCAGACGACATCGGTAATCTCACAGCTGGAACAGTGTACTACATAAAAACTCTTGCGGGCACAGACAAAGTCACCCTCAGCGCCACAGTGGGTGGCAGCACCATTGATCCCGGCACTGCCACCGGCAGCGTGTTGACGCAGATAGGTAGTCCGATTGGTGGGCTGGAAGCCACCAACGATAGCGGTGTTGCCATACCCTATTACATCACTTACATCACCGGCAGTGACATCGAGATATCCACTGAGATCGGCGGCACCGCAGTATCACCAACGACCGACAGCGGAAATTTCGTCGTATACCGAGCAGCATTCGCGGTCAGCACCACGATTGACAGCGTGTCACCGGTTTCATTGAGTACCGATACCGGTTCCATGATGGTGAATTATGGTAATCCCCGCATGGCAATCTGGACTGTCAGTATCAGCGAGGATTATCGTGTGCTGTTGAGCCTGGACCAGGAAACAGTGGCCAACGATTACGTGACTTCCAATCAAGGTCTGAATTATCCAGTTGGTACGTCGTTGTATAGACCTCAAGTACCACAAGGTGGCCTGACTCGAGTAAATTGGCAACCGTTTATATTGGTTACCTCGGTCAGCGTCCCGACTACCTTTGACCAAGACAGCGTACAATGGGTTGAACCCATTGATATGTACGATCCCACAGATCGTAATGATAAATATTTGGTATTTCCCAAAACGAATATTTTACAATGAGTGTAACCCACAATGACCAGTGAGATCAACCCAAACAGCATAGATACCACATATCCCGTGGCTGGGCAAGACAACAGCACACAGGGATTTCGTACCAATTTTACCAACATCAAGACCAACTTTGAGTTCGCAGAACAGGAGATAACTGATCTGCAGAACAATGTGCTGCTCAAAGGTCCCTTGTCTGGGGGTACAGTCAACAATGACATGGCCGGAGCTTTATTATACGCTGCCCAGATCCAAGATATTTCAGCCACCAGAGTGCAGATCACACCAGTTATCATCAGTAGCATACTCACTGCCACGATCAATTACAGCAGTGGGCATTATCAAACATTCACCACCACGGCCTCTACTACCATAGCATTTGGGTCCAGTTGGCCGGCATCGGGCACATATGGGTTCGTGAGTGTGGAAATTGATGTGGCCAGCACTGCACATACCATTACCTTGCCACCGGAAGTCGACACCAATGCCGCTGGGATCATGGGGTTAGATGCCGCAACCAACGTCATCACTTTCCCAGCAGCTGGGAAGTATACTCTGAAATTCGAAACCTATCAAGGTGGATCCAGCATCACGGTGAGCCAGGTCAACAATCAACTATTACCGTTCAACAACACCAGCGAAGATCTTGCGCCCGGTGCTGCCAGTCTTGCTGTGACCACCAGCTACGTCACTGCCACTGCTTCAGAAACCGCGACCCTGGCTGCCGGCGTCGACGGTCAGGTCAAAGTTTTTGCATATTACAGCGAATCAGCAGGCGGCGACCAAATGCAGATTACCGTGACCAATCCCGGTTGGGGTGGTGCCGGAACCATCACATTGACCACAGTGGGTCAGGCCTGTACCCTGCGCTATATCAATAACAAATGGTTCTGTATTGGTAACAACGGTTGCACATTCGCATAAAGGTCAGTTATGACAAGTCAGATCAATCCCAACAATATCGACGGCAATTATCCCGTGGCCGGTGTTGACAACAACAGCCAAGGATTCCGCGATAACTTCACCAACACCCAACTCAACTTCCAATACGCCGAAGATGAAATAAATGATCTCCAGAACAAAGTCCTGCTCAAGGCCGCACTGTCCGGTCAAGTATTGGACAACAACATGGATGGAAATCTTTTGACCGCCGCCCAGATACGAGATTTCAGATCGGCCAAGGTCGCGATCAGCAGCGGATCGGGTTCAATCACAGTTGATTACGCAGCCGGCCATTATCAAACGATCTCCACCACTGGCGCTGTGAGCCTGTCATTTGCCAATTTTCCAACTTTGGGCGCCTATGGTCTCATGCGGATCCAGATACATGTCACCGATGTGGCCCATACCATGACCCTGCCGGCCGCGGTGAGCCTGGGACTTTCTGGCATACAAGGAATCAGCCCTGGCATCAGCGGAGTCTCCAACACCATAACATTTGGCGCCACGGGTTTCTATGAATTCGCATTTGGCAGCAGTGACTCGGGCAGCACTATCACACTGTTTGATCTAAACCGAGCTCTCACCAATTTCACTGCGGGTAATCTACAATCATCGGATGTCACTGCCACCAACAACGTCACTGCCGGCAATGCTGTGATTGGTAGCGCAGTGGTCAGCACCGGTAACATCAGTGCCTCGGGCACAGTCATAGCCGGATCCGTCTCCACTGGACTCAGTGGCAATATCACTGGTGGCAATGTCATAGCCCTAAGCACATTCAGCACCACTGGTGCAGTCACAGCCGGAACAGTGAATGCAGTATTGAATCCCACAGCCGGCACCACCGCTGTGGCTCCCATAAAAATGAGTTCTGGTTCTGTGTTGACCACTGCACAATCTGGCGCGATTGAGCTGGGCGGCTCGGTGTTTTATGCTACCCCAGTCTCGGCGGCCAATGCCCAGCGCGGTGTCCTGGCTGCCCAGCACGTTATCGTGACGCCCACTGCTGGTAGGACCCTGGCCGATGATACTTCAGTACAAGCGATTTTTGATAGTCCATCCAGTGGAACCATACGCCTCACAGCCACCACCACATATGAGATGGAGGCGTATCTGGTCATAACCAATGCGGCCGCCCCCAGCACAGCACACAGCATCAGTCTGTCGTTCAACTATACCGGAACACTGGCCAATCCCATGAGCTATATCGCAGACGTGACCACCAGCAGTGGAGATCCTTCGGCTGGGGCCACTTCGGTGAGTCGCAGCTACGGATCCAGTACTTCGGCCCTGCAGATCACGCCTGCTGGTACTACCACCAGCAACGAGGTGGTGGTCATACACCTGCGAGGCATGTTGCGTACCAATGCTACCGGATTGTTCACACCCCAGATACAATACAATACCAATGGTCCCGGCAGCACCAGCACAGTGGTGGCCAACAGCTGGTTCAAACTAGCGGCCTGGGGAGATTCCACTCTGGTATCAGTGGGCAATTGGAGTTAGCCATAAGAGTTGACTTCGCTGTAGAGAAGTCGTAAATTATACTCATGGAACATCCGTTGATCGGCGACATAAGTGGTTTGACCCTGGATGAGTTGAGTTCCAGGGTGTCAGATCTCAGTAAAAAACTATCCCAGGCCCAGAGGACCGGCAACGGGCATCTCTGCAATCAAATACGCATGGCCCTGGAAACATTCTCCAATGCGTATCAAACCAAACTGCGGGAAACACAAAAACAAGAAGTCGCAGGTGTGAATTTTGACAAAATAATCAACATCGAATGATACGACTAGAAAAGTTATTGACCTGGAGTAGCTGCATCACCTACGACGAAGGTCATGTCATCAATGAGTATATCGCCACGATTTGTTTCCACAACGAAGTCGAAGATGAATCCCAGCAACGCATAGCCTACAACAGGATGAAATGGTGGATATATGATGTGATGCAGGGTTGTGTTTTGATCCACGAAGAAGATCCATTGCTGGAAGAGTATCGATCCACCAGGCAACGTGTGCTGGCCTTGCCCAATGATCCCGTTGACCACTTGGTGGCCATGATGCTATACTTGAAACTCAATGCCATCATGGAACAGAAATTGATCATAGATGAGATAAGGCTCAGCAGCGAACAGGGAGACCATGTGTGTTATCTCCACAGCAATGATGTGGATGAGATCGTGTTTGATACCCAAGGTTGGTGGATAGATTCCGGTCCGGTGTGGCAAAACCGCAGCGATCTGGGCCGTGACGACAATGTGGTGGCCCTGGATCGACCCACTAGCTGGGACGACATCGGCTTGGCCTGGGATCAACCCCAGCATCAGAGCCAAGTGGTTTATGCAGACTTCGGAAAAAATGCAAAAAAATAAATTCGGTGAGATGGTCTTCTGCGAAGATGATATAGTGGATTATGTCATGCGCGGCGCGCCCATACAGGATATCAAGGGCATGCTGGTTGATTCTAGCGTGGATATCGAGACCGCGGCTGCGATGCTGATCAATGTGCCCGAATTCGTGCAATATGACGCGGCTGCTAGAGAATCCCTGACCCAGGAGCAATTTGACCATCGCTGTCAAAGCACTTGGTTCATGCCCCAGGAATACCGTGACCTCGACATCGCAAAATACGTGGTTGAACTCTGCCACACTGAAGCGGAATTACAGCGCGTGGGGCAAGAATTGCTGATGTATCAAGAGCGAGGATTGTTTGATTTGCTGCGCTACCTCAAATTCCTAGTCGATACCATGCAAGCAAACAATCTGATCTGGGGAGTGGGGCGAGGATCCAGCGTGGCCAGCTACGTGCTGTATCTTTTGGGAGTGCATCGCATCGACAGCATCTACTACAATCTAGACCCAGCTGAGTTCCTGCGTTAAATATCATCAAGGAGACCATCATGACCAGTAAAATCTACAAAACTGCCCAGGGCAAGACCATTGACCTAGGCCAACTGATGTTGCAAAATGAAAAGACCCGCGCAGTGGGCAACATGAGCGTCAATGCTCGTGGCGATCTCATCAACGATCGCAACGAAGTGATTGAAACCAAAAACACCGCGGTCAACAAACAATATGATCGCACCGTGCAAAAATCCCAACCCAGAAAGCGTCCATGAAACCAGCATTTGAACCACACAAGATCCAAGCATTCCGCACTCTGCATGACTGGGTAGTCGTGCAGGATATGCAATTTGATGAGCGAATCACCAGCAGCGGCATCGTGTTGCTGAATGACAATGGCAAAGGCACCGGTATCCGTCCACGTTGGGGCCGGGTCTATGCCGTGGGTCCGGAGCAGACCGCGGTGTCGGCTGGGCAATGGATCTGTGTGGCGCATGGACGTTGGACTCGCGGAGTTCGCGTGGAAGATGAGCGTGGCGAAACCACCCTGCGCAAAATTGACCCCCAGGACATACTCTTGGTATCGGATGAACAGCCCGAAGATGATACCATGAGCAATGCCATACACGTCGAACAACGCACCCGCTAATCATGAGTGGTAAGGGATCAAGACCACGTCCCATCAGCGTGGATCAACAGACATTCAACGACAATTGGGATCGCATTTTTGGACGAACCAAAGCCACATGGATATGTGCCCGATGTGGGCGCGATCGGCTAAAGGAAGCTTGCGAACTACAGTCTGATCTTGCTACAATGTTTAGAGAATGTCCCATGCAAGGAACTGCATATGAGAAACCCTGAAAGGAATGTTATGAAAAACGTAAGATTAGACCGCCTTGAGCTCCTGGATATCGTCAAAACAAACAAAGAGAAACACATCGCAGACTTCAAAGAAGCCGTGACCGATTACAAAAAGGCCGTGATCAATGTCGCCAAAGAAAACCTGGCTGTTGCCCGCACCGGCGACTTGATCAAATTCCGCCAATTCAGGACCATGCCCGCGCCTCCGGTCAGCTATGAGGACGGCTACAGCCGCGCTATCCGCATGCTGGAATTGTCCGTGGATTCCTGCATCGAACTGGAAGAGCAGGTATTCAATCAGCTGGTGCTGGATGAGTGGCATTGGAAATCAACCTTTACCACCATGAACGCCACCTACAAGAGCCTGAGCTAATGACTTCGACTCCGGCACGGGGCACCCGGGGTTTCCTGATCCGCACCGGGGAAACCTATATGTTCCGCGTGTATCACGACGACGAATTCACTGACTACGATATCAGGCATTATGATCTCGAAATTGAGATACTAGATGAGGATTCGGCATTCTATGATGGGCGCGTGTTGGATCACGCTCCTGACACGCTGGGTCTCAATCTCAAATGAAGATACGCTATGCCCCAGCCGATTACGGCATGGATTTTGCAGATGCCTGGGAGTTGAGTACCAATTGGGATACGGAAAATCTCGATTATATCGCCGAGGAATGCGCGGACGATTATCACAGCAATCATGATGGTTGGGAATCCAGTTGGCCCGTGACTTTCACGATGTGGGATGATCAAGGCCAGGAACTGGGTAGCTGTGAAGTAGAACGCGACGTAGAGCCGGTGTTTCGCGCAGCCTGGCGAAGCCTCAAAGTCAGCGGTCAAACAAACAAGGAGTAGCATGAAGGAATTGTGGGTTGAGAAGTATCGTCCCAAAACTGTGGACGAATATGTGTTCGTGGATCAGCGGCAGCGCGAACAAGTACAGAGTTGGATACGCGACAAAACCCTGCCGCATCTGTTGTTCAGCGGACCTGCCGGCACTGGCAAAACTACCCTGGCCAAGGTCCTGATACATGAGTTGGGCATCAACGAATATGATGTCATGTATGTGAATGGCAGCAAGGAAGCCCGCAAGATCGAGTGGTTGCGCGACAAGCTGGAAAGCTTCTGTCAAACCATGCCGTTTGGCGATTACAAGGTCGTGCTGATCGACGAAGCTGACTACATGAACCGGGAGTCGGTGCAGCCGGCCCTGCGCAATCTCATGGAAGATTACAGCGAATCTGTGCGATTCATCATGACTTGTAACTATCCCAACAAGATCATACCAGCCTTGCACAGTCGACTCCAGGGATTCCATATAGCTCGTGCCGACCATACTGAATTCACAGCGCGTGTGGCCAAGATCCTCATAGACGAAGGTGTGGAGTTTGATCTAGATGTGCTGGATACCTATGTCAAATCCACCTACCCTGACATGCGCAAATGTCTCAATCGCTTGCATCCCAACAGCCTAAGTGGTGTATTGGCACCACCCAGCGTGGCCGATCCCAATACCCGAGATTGGAAATTGGATTGTATAGAACTATTCAAGAAACAGCAGTATCGTGCTGCCCGTACCATGATCTGCCAACAGAGCGAGCCCGAAGAAGCCCCGGAGATCTTTCGTTGGATGTATGACAATCTTGATCTCTGGGGTACCACTCCGGAGCAGCAGGATCAGGCCATAACTATTATACACCAGGGACTGGTAACGCATAACAGCGTCGCTGATTCCGAAATCAACCTTAGCGCAACCTTGATAAAATTGAGCCAAATACAATGAGATACCTTATTTTCAAATACTACCGCAAAGCCAATGGTCAGATGGACGAAGCTCTGACCCTGGAAAAGCGCCTGCGTACCCGGGACCTCCAAGAGGGGTCAGTGATCCTGGACTTTCGAGATCGCACGGTCGTGAAAGCATCCATGAACGGCAATTCAGTCCCCAAGGACTTTGACCGTATCGTGAGCTTCTATCACCAACACTACGCCAACATCATTGATCGACTGTTCCGTGAAAATGGCTACGAGATCGTGAAAGAAACACCCGCGGCCGAAGCAGCCGCGGGCGTTCCCGAAACTACGAGTACAGATCCAGTATCGGCGTGATCAGGGCATGACGCTGGACGTCGCGGGTCGAAAGCTCAACCAGTTCGATCCCTTCCACGGCCGAATCCACCAGTCGACGAGACAGGTCAGCTAGACCGTTGAGATCACCGCGTCGGTCAGCCTGTTCCACGTCGCCGGTGATAACGATACGACTGCCCTGTCCTATGCGGGTCATCAGCATCTTGACCTGGGCCGGGGTAGCATTCTGCATCTCATCTGCTATGACCCAGCTGTGTTTGAACGTGCGACCACGCATGTAAGCCAAGGGGGATATTTCGATCACCTGTTCGTCGATCATGCGGACTATGTCCTGGGCGCGATAGTACTCCCGCAAAACATCCAGCAAGGGGCGTGTCCAGGGTTCCATCTTGGCCACTAGATTTCCCGGCAAGAACCCATGGCGTTCGTCCTCGACACCCACGGCTGGGCGTGTCATGACTATGCGATCACATTCGCCGTTCCTGAGAGCCCGTACAGCGGCCTGCATGGCCAGGTAGGTTTTACCGGTGCCAGCAGGTCCCACAGTTACTACTATGTGTTTTTTGGGGTCTAGCAATGCCAATACCAAGTGCTCTTGATTGCGGCTCCGGGGCACTAGATTTATGACCTTGTGCTGTGGCCGATCATTGGGCGGGGCAAAATTTATGGTATTTTCTACATAGGCTTGGTTCATACGATTCTTGGATTTCAAAGCTCGATTTCTGCTCAAATTAGTTTCTCCTTTAACCCAGATTGGGTAAAATATTTAAGAGCTCTGCAAGACAGTGATCATAGCCGTATGTGTTGATACCAATTCAGGTAAATATCTATCGCGACCAAGAAAAAGCTTTCGCACATCTGGACTGTTCTAGCTAAATAGATTATCATGGAAAAACAAACCAGCCACGGCACCCAAGACAAAGAGCTATTCAAGAATCACGAGGATTATTGGCAAGTCGCCGACAACATCCGTAATATCTACATGAGCGACGGTAGTCTCTCTACCTTGCTGGATTTCGAGCGTGTGCTAGACGAAGTGGATATCTACGCTTTTCGCAATTGGTCCATAGGTGAGCTGGTAGATGGACCTGACATATCACGCTACAAAGTAGCGGCTACCTTTATGTGGCCCGAGCGACTCATGCCCGACCCACGTGGTGCCCGGCGCCTGTTGCCCTTTGATTGCCACGTGGAATATCAGCGCAAGAAGATCAAGATTCCCATCAGGATCACAGATCCTTCGGATTATCAACCCGGCACCAAGACTGCCCGCATCATAGAACGACCGGTATGGTTGGTGACCATAACCATGCCCAAGAGTTTGATCAGTGAGATACGTACCGGCAGCATCGAGATGGAAGGTGAAGAGATCGATCTCCAGGATCTGGATCAGGCCTATGAACAGGATCTCGACAAACAGGCCAACCAAACACAACAGCAGGATCAAAATGCACAACAGCAAATACAACCAACTCCAGCCCCGACACCTTTCTGAGGGTCTAGAATATCGTGATCTAGTGGGCATAATGAAACCCACTATCCACGTGGATGAATTCTCCAGCAAAATGGGCGATGACGAAGATATCTTGGTCCTGAGCTTTTTCGTCCGGGATCAACAGGCCGCCAAGGATCTCATGGGCTGGTTTGAAAAAGGCTATGACTTTATCCTGGACGCTGACCGCAGTCCCGGTGAGATCAAACCCAACCGGTATTTGGTCTACGTGGAGATGCGCCGGCGCAGCACCGCACCCAGCCATGTGCAAGAACTGCTGAGCGATCTAGAGACCCTGACTGAGTTTGAACCGCATGAATGGTTGGTGCACTATGATGGCAAGACCCAGAACTGGGACGAAGCAGAATTCGCCAAGATGGTGCCACTCACACCCGATGCCTATCGCAAGGCCCGAGACAGCGATCTCAATGATCTGCGTGATGCAGCCGGTATCCCGCCCAAGAAGATCCACAAGACCAAATCAGACATGCGCGATCTCCAGGACGCTGCCGGCATCGATGTTACTAAGTGAAATATTCAAAAACGATCCGATAGACCCAGATCCAGTATTGGAAAATGCTGTGCTGCGAACCGACGTGCCCAGTGATGAGTGGCTGGCCGGTAAAAGACAATATGCACAGAAAAAAGGTCGCAATAGACATGGCGCACCTTACATGGGCACCCCCACAGCATTCGTCCGCGGTCGTCTAGAAGTACCGGTTGAGCTGCTAGCGAAACTGCCCGGCATGAGTGGTGAACAGCAGAACGTGAGAAAAGATAGTCTGCGATGGCTCATGCAATATATGAAAACAAACGGCCACTTGCCCACATACGGTGATCCCGGTGCAGAACACGAATATGAACCATTCATCAATGTGGCTTACAATGGCGAAGCCTGGGTAAATGAAGGTAATCATCGCATCATGGCCGCAGCAGCATTGGGTTGGCGAACCCTGCCCATAGAAATCCGATATTTTGACGGTGGCGAACGCGTCGAAGATGGCCCCATGTACCCGGGCAAAATAGGGCTAGGCGAGCCCGACAAGCTAGATGAACTCAGCTTCCTGGGCTCGCCCTGTACCCAAGATTGTTCGGGACACCGTGCTGGATACGAATGGTACAAGCGCAAACGTCGCCGCCCCTACAGCTGGAGCAATAGCTTCAATAACGGTGCTGCCCTGGCACAGGCCGGCAAATAGATATAAATACCCAATATGGGTATAAGTGCTGCCGTAAGAGCTATCGTGGCTCTGATCATCATAGCAATCATCGCTGGCGCGGGTTGGTGGATAACCGGCCTCAGAGCCGATCTGGCCATACGGGAAAACAATGAAAAAACCCTCAAAGAAAGCATCCAGGCCCAGCAAGACGCCATACGCCAGCTACAGGCCGATCAACTCCGTATCACACAAAGCAATGCTGAACTAGCCGGCGTGATACGCATGCAGAACCGTGACATGGACGATCTGCGTAATCGCTTCAACACCAACGCTCGCGGAGAACAACGCGATTTTGGTGCCACCGCAGCGACCAAACCACAGAGCGTGGAACGTGCTGTGAACCGCGGTACCATAAATGCCTATCGCTGCATGGAGATAGCATCGGGCTCGCCCTTGACCGATGCTGAAAAGACCGCCAAAACACCCCAGGAGATCAATCGTGAATGCCCGTCAATGGCTAACCCTTCCTATCAGCCTAGTGCTGGTCGCTAGTCTCGCAGGCTGCGGCACACTGTGGCCCTGGGGCAACAAAACCCCCGAGCCCGTCACTGTGGTCAACAAACCCGCAGACAAGACGCCACTGAATCTCCCCACCCCCGATGCCCTGAGACTCAAACCCATACAGTGGATCGTGGTCACGCCCCAGAATGCCGAACAGGTGTTCCAGCAGCTGGAAGCTCGTGGCCAGGATCCGGTGCTGTTCGCCATAACCGATGATGGTTACATGAGCCTGGCCCAAAGCATGGCCGAGATACGTAATTTCATGAACACCCAGCGCACCATCATCATCGAGTACAAGAAGTATTATGAAACTCCAGCCCGGGAAAAGCCATGACATGGAACATTGAAAAAGTACCATTTGGCATGGGTATGGTGTTGGTGATCGGTATCATCATACTGTTGATGATCTTGTGGAACTTCCACAGGGATCGAGACAACCAAGTGGATCTCAAAGATCTGATCTGCCATAACGGGCAAATCAATGAAGCCAAGTTCACCCGGCTGGGAGCATTTCTGGTCAGTACCTGGGGATTCGTGTATCTCATACTCGATACCAGATTCAGTGAGTGGTATTTTGGGGGATACATGGCGGCCTGGGTCGGCAATGCCCTGTTGAACAAATATCTCAACGCCCGGGAACAAAATACCGATTCTACGCCCAAACCACCTTGACCATTTCCGGCAAAGGTAATAAACTACACGGGTGAAAGACCTATATCAAATCTTGGGAGTGGCCCGCGATGCCACCGAAGCCGACATCAAACGCGCCTACCGTCGCTTGGCCATGCAGCATCATCCGGATCGCGGTGGTGACCAAGCCAAGTTTCAGGAAATACAGCAGGCCTATGACGTCCTGGGCGATGGCCAAAAACGCGCCCAGTATGATAACCCCGCACCGCAAAATGTCCACGTGAACTTTGGTGCCGGGGGATTCCAGGACATATTCGAAATATTCCGCCAGGGTGGATTTGGCAACTTCCAGCAAGGCCCCCCGCGGCAAAACCATGTGCGTCTCAGCGTCTGGATCAGTCTCCAGGACGTGGCCTCGGGCGGGCGGCGCACCCTAAACCTAGCCACCAATTCTGGCAGCAGTCTCGTGGAGATCGATGTACCCCCGGGCATCAATGATGGCGAAAACGTCCGCTATGCCGGGATAGCACCCAACGGACAAGATCTAGTGGTGACCTTCCGCGTGAATCCCCATAACGAATGGGTGCGCTCGGGCCTGGATCTGCTGACGCATCGATCCGTGGTGATCTGGGATCTGATCGTGGGCGGTGAGATCACGTTCCTGGATATTTTGGGCAATGAGCTACGGCTCAAGATCCCCCCGGCCACGCAGCCTGGCAGCAAAATGCGTCTGCGGGCCCGTGGACTGCGCAACCGATCCGGCAATCAAGGCGACATGTTCATACAATTAGACGCAGTGTTACCCAGCGATATACCACAGCCCATAATAGATGCCATAACCCAAAATCGGCAGTAAATAACCGAAATTGTTGCGATTTGGATGGAGACCTGCTACAATGATCCAACTACTTTACAAAAAGGCATGACATGAACGCAAACAACGCAGAAGTCGAAGGCATCGTCGAGTCCTCGGTAAAACTGGCTCGCGAACGAAAACACCAATATGTCATGACCGAGCACCTGTTGCTGGCCCTGATCCGACACGCTCCATTCCGGCGCGTATTGGAGAAATTTGGCACCGAAGTGGATAACTTGGATGCCGAGGTCGACATGTACCTCTCCAGTCTCAAGAGCGTCCACAGCGACGACGAAGACCTTACACCCAAACATACCCAGGGCCTGGATCGCATATTCAATCGCGCCAATGTGCAGGCCATGTTTACCGGGCGCAGACAAATCACCACGCTGGACATTTATCTGGCCATCATGCACGAGACCAATAGTCACGCGCATTACTTCCTGCTGAAGTATGCAGTTAAGAAACAGGAATTCGCCGAACACTGGCAGCGTTTTTATCGCACAGATCAGACCGGTATGAGCACAGAGCAGGCCGATCAGATCCTGGAAGAATACTGCATCAACATGTCCCGCATGGCCCAGGAAAACCGCCTGGAACCCATGATCGGGCGCCAGACCGAGCTGCAAGAGATCATCACAGTGCTGGCGCGCCGCTTCAAGAGCAACGTGCTCATGGTGGGCGATCCCGGCGTGGGCAAGACCCACATCGTTGATGGCCTGGCCCAGGAGATACATGCCGGACGTGTGCCCAAATTCCTGGAAGGACACGAGGTCTGGAACCTGGAAATCGGTTCGCTGCTGGCGGGATCAAAGTATCGCGGCGAGTTCGAAGAAAAGTTCAAGATGGTGATAGCGGCCCTGGAAGCCAAACAGAAATGTATCCTGTTCATCGACGAAGCCCATACCATGCGCGGTGCCGGCTCCGGCAATAACTCAAGCCTGGACTTTGCCAACATGTTGAAACCGGCCATCACACGCGGTCGGCTCAAAGTGGTGGCCAGTACCACCTGGGAAGAGTTTTACGAAAGCTTTGAAAAAGATCGCGCCCTGATGCGCCGCTTCTATCGCTTGGCCATTGATGAGCCCGATGCTGAGACTACCGAAAAGATCTTGATCGGCTTGAGCCCGCGCCTGGAACAATTCCATGATGTATTGATCGACACCGAGGCCATGACAGCCGCAGTGGAATACGCCAATCGCTACATCCATGATAGAAAGAACCCTGACAAAAGCATCGACCTCTTGGATGCTGCCTGCGCCCGTGAACGTGTCAAGGATGCCGGCAACATCACCATCACACGCGAACTAATCCAAGCACAGGTGGAACGTGTCACAGGTGTGCCCATGGATCGACTGCAGAACGAACGCAGCGTCAAGATCGTGGAGCTCGAAAACAATATCAAACAACGCCTTTATGGGCAAGATGAGGCCGTGGATCGCGTGTTGGAACGTGTCTACATCAACTTCTCGGGCATAGGATCTGATACACGCCCCATGGGCAGTTTCCTGTTCCTGGGACCTACCGGCACTGGCAAAACCGAGCTGGCAAAATTGCTGGCCGAGAACCTGGACATGAAGATGCTGCGCTATGACATGAGTGAATATCAAGAGCGCCATACTGTCAGCAGCCTTATTGGTGCTCCCCCGGGCTATGTGGGGTTCGAAGATGGCAATGTGGGTGGCGGCAAACTGATCTCGGACATCTCCAAAAATCCCTTCTCAGTGATCTTGTTTGACGAGATCGAAAAGGCCCACCCCGATGTCATCAACATCATGCTGCAAATGCTGGATGAAGGTCACATCTCCGGGGCCAACGGCAAGCGCGTGAGCTGCCGCAACACCATCATCATCATGACATCTAACCTGGGTGCGCGTGACAATGAAAACAACAACATCGGATTTGGTACCAGCTTGGAAAAATCTGGCGAAGAAGATCGTGCCATGCGAGAGTTCTTCCGTCCCGAACTGCGCAATCGCATCGACCAGATCTGCAAATTTACCAAATTGGATACGCTGGCCATCAAGAAGATCGTGGTCAAGTTTATCGATCAACTGCGAGCGAGCCTCAGCGCCAAGAACATCACTTTGAATCTGTCAGAATCAGTGGTGGATCATCTGGCTCTCAAGGGCTACGACAGCAAAATGGGAGCTCGTCCCCTGAACCGCAAGATTGATGAACTGATCCGGGTACCGCTGAGTAAAAAGATCCTGTTCGACCAGCTCACGGACTGCGACATCGCGCTGGACATGTTGGGTGACGAGATCCAGATCCTGATCACGACCCAGACCAAACAAACCAAACGAGTGGCTAAATCACATGCACATCAAGCTTGAACCGCGTAGCGATCTCTACTATGGTCGCTGGGAATATGGTATGGGATTCCGGCTGGAGAATCTCTGGATGACCCGGAAGATGGACCATGAACATTTGGACCATTCTATCCGTCGTTATCGGGGCACCATAGGATCTACGTTTGCTCCCAATATGGATATCAAAAACTCAGATGCGCTGCATGCCTGGATCGACTTCATGCGTCCCATGTCGGAGAAATGGCGATACAAACAGATCACCAGCTATCACTGGGGCTATATCTACTGCAACGATCTTGATCTGATCCAACAGATCTATGATCTGCCCTATGTACAAGAGGTCCAGGTGCGACAGGCCCAGGTCGCATTGCCCCCGGATACCATCGTATTGGCCCGGAGTCCGCATCGCCTGCGTACCTATATGCGAGCCCAGAGAGTCACGCCCCAGCAGAAACAACAGCTGGCCCAATATCTCAACTCGCAGCCCTGGCGCATAGGTCCGGGATTCCGCAAGATCCTGCACCCAGAACACACCTGGAACTACATACGCGAGTACTATTTCGTGGATCACGATGATGCGCGTGATCTGGCGTTCCTGAATATGATAGTGCCCGGTATAGTGGGCAAAACCCTGCCCATAATGGCCAAAGGCTAAATACACTACTATGGCAAAAATCATCGAAGAAAATATCGTTATCCGAGTCAGCAAGCTGGTGCGTGACAAATCCAGCGAGAATCTAGTATCTGTGGAAACCCTGCAGTCCCTGGAAGCTGTGGCCCAGGAATTGCTGGGCGACGGCGTGGTCGTAGAAGCCATCCGCGGCGAATGATCACCACCGAAACCTTACTGGCCAACATCGAACATGGTGTGCCTTCGGGACGCTATGACGGTTCTAGCCAGGATTGGTATTCAGACTCCGTGCAGGCCGCCAACTACTATCGCGGCCGCGGTGGCCTACAGACCCTGACTTTCCGGGTCACGGATTTCGTGGGTCGTATACGCATCGAAGCCACGCTGGACACCGTGGCCGAAACCGCACACTGGTTTGAGATCGGCGCCTACGGTGATCCGCTGCATCCCACCACAGATTATCACCCCGAAACCCTACAGGGCAATTTCGTCTGGATCCGGCTCAATATCCTGGCATTTGATGCTGGCACCATCAACTCGGTGACTATCAGCTACTGACGCTAAATACCAGTATGAAAAAACTGGTTATCATGCCGGGTGGTTTTCACCCGTTCCATCCGGGTCATTTGGCTCTGTATCAATCGGCTCTCCGGGCCTTCCCCGGTGCAGATGTGTATGTGGCCGCCACCGACGACATCAAGACCCGTCCGTTTCCCTTTGCCATAAAACAAAAGCTGGCGAGCCTGGCCGGCATCCCCGAAGATCATTTCGTCCAGGTACGCAGCACATTCAAGCCCGATGAAATAACCAGCCAGTACGATCCCGATGACACCGAATTGATATTCGTGCGCTCCGACAAAGACAAGAAAAAAGGACCATTTCCCGGGGGCTCTAAAAAAGACGGATCGCCGGCGTATCTGCAACCCTATGGTGAAAAGATACAGCCCATGTCCCAACACGGATACATGGCATACCTCCCGGTCAAGACATTTGGGGGCAAAGCCGGCATGCAATCGGCCACGGAAATACGCAATACCTGGCTCAACTCCGATGATGCGGCCAAGTTGAAGTTGATAAAGGAACTCTATCCCCAGTCTGCGAAAATGGCTCCCTGGGTAAAGAAAGTATTTGATCAATACATACGCCAGCCCGTGGATGAAAATCAAGGTTGGGCCGCTACCCTGGAAACACGGCTGGTCAATGATCCCAGTGGTCTCAAGATACAACCCGAAGGTGGCTTGGGCACCTGGAACGAAGCCAGCCTGGTGCGCAACCTAGCGGAAAAATTCCAGTCCTCGGCCCAGATGTTGCGCGCCGGCGATTACGGTTCACTGTACTACAATCTCTATGGCAGCTCGGCCACCCGCGCTTTGGTCAAGGCCCTGGCCGACCTCGAGCAATTCCAGCAGAAACAGGGCAAACGACCCCTGGCGCCGGGACGCGAAATCCAAGTGGGCGAAGAGATGGCTGGCACCCCGGCTCGGGGTGGTATGCAGGCCAGTTATCAGGCCCGGGAAAATCAACCCAACCTGGACTACATGGACGAAGGTCATACCTGAAGTAAAAAATAGCCGGGTCCGTGCGACTCTGTAAATAGCTGTATATTTTTACGGAGACCACATGTCTGATCAAACCCCAGCAACTGCCCCTACTCAAACTGCCACCAATGAACAAGCGCAGATCCAAGTCAACATAGATTATCTGCGAACAACCAAGGTCCATATCTGTATGCCTTGTTATGGTGGGCAGCTCAGTGAGCAGACCTTTATGAGTTTCATCAAATGGGCCAACACTTGCCGACAGCTGGGCATAGATTGGACCGTGGAAACCATGACCAATGAAAGCTTGATCAGCCGGGCTCGCAATACACTCACAGCCAAGTTCCTGGCCACTCCCCAAAGTACTCACCTCATGTTTATTGATGCTGACATAGGTTGGGAACCCTGGCAGCTCTTGGTCATGCTGAATCGCCAGGTAGACGTCATAGGTGGTTTGTATCCCATGAAGAGCCTGCCGGTCAAGTGGTGCGTGAACGGTATCCCGGGACAGCCCGAGGGTGAAGATGGGCTGGTGGAAGTCACCAAGACCGGAACTGGATTCCTGCTGATCAAACGCGAGGTATTTGAAAAGCTAAACCAGCATCCCGCGGTACGTCCCTTCAACAACGACATCGGGCTAGATCCCTCGCTGGACACTCACATGAAAACCTACTTTGACACAGCAGTCCGCGAAAACCGCTACTACAGCGAAGACTGGACATTCTGTGAAAACTGGCGTGATCTCGGGGGTCACATCTACATCGATAAACGTGTATTGCTGCGCCATGTGGGCACCTATGTGTTTGACGGCAACAATCAAAAGAAGCTGTTCGACGATCTAGCTGCCATGTTCAATGTGCCCACAGCACCAGTGATCGTGCCCCAGGCAGCCTCAGAGCCCGAGGTCATGGCCTCCAGCGAATAGTTTCCTAGTCGGTAAATACATCCATGAACTTCAAAGAACTGGATGAATTCCGATTAGGTGACGTAGTAAAATTCCACGATCGCTTGAATCCGCGGCTCTGGGAGCAGGACGAACATCTCCTGCCCCAGGTCCGGGAAAAACTCCTGGCCATAGCAGCGGACTTTCAGGAATCCCTGGGTGTGCCCGATCTGGATCTAGTGGACATAACCATCTCCGGCAGCAATGCGGCCTATAACTATACCCCGGAATCGGACATAGATCTGCACCTGGTGGTGCGCATGCCCCAGGATCCCGTATATCAAGAACTGTTTGACGCCAAAAAGTATCAGTACAATGATACTCACAACATCACCATAGGTGGTGCCGATGTGGAGCTCTACGTGCAGCCCCAGGATCAACCGCACGTGAGCCAGGGCATCTACAGCATCCTGCACAACAAATGGATCAGCGTACCCCGGCGTCGCCGGAGCCAGGTAGATGATGCCTGTGTGCAGCACAAATTCCATGATCTCGAAGCCAGGATCAACTCAGCTCTGGACAGCGGTGACGAATCACGCCTGCACCGTATCTGGGACAAAATACGCGACATGCGTAAAACCGGATTGGCCCAGCATGGTGAGTTTGGTTGCGAAAATCTCACGTTCAAACTACTGCGGCACAGCGGTGTCCTGGAACGATTGAAAACAGCCCGCAATGCTGCCCATGATCAGCAGCTGAGTCTGGCTGAAAAATCCCCGGAACCAGTGCGCTATGGTTATCGCAGCGAGAGCCGGGATCGTGCCAGATACACACGCACTTCGGTCAGCGAAGAAGGTAGCTCGCCCGATGGCGTCAGCCCCAGTACCAAGATGTTCGTCAGCGAACAGGATCATGACCGAGCCACCCTGGAAAAATTCATACAACACACGGCCCGTACCCTGGGCATTGAGAACATGCCCCAGATACATCTGCATGATGATCCCAGCTGGAGCGAGAAAAATCACAGTTTTGGTAGATATGATCCCGAAACACACGCTCTGCATGTGAGCCTACCCAACCGTCACATCTTGGATGTGATGCGTACCACAGCCCACGAACTCGCACATTGCCGCCAGCACGAGATCGGGCCCATGCCGGTCACAGCAGGTGAGACTGGTAGTGATTGGGAAAATGAAGCCCACGCCGTGGCCGGTATAGTGATGCGACATTTCGCTGATCAACATCCCGATTATTTTTATTCCGACTCCCTGAGCGAAGACGCCGCGGACGCCGACGACGAAGACTCCATGAAACAGCCCGGCGAACCATTGCCATTTCCCCCGGGCACTGTGAAAGTAGGTGTGAGCGATGTCTACGATTGGTACAAGCTGGGACAACAGATATCAGATCTCGATGATGCTGATCCCCAGCAGTTCCGACAAGGCGCACCACAGACCGTGCTGAGTTTTGGCAGCGAGCCCGTTGAGCACAAGTACATACGTGACCTCCAGCGCCTGGGCATGCCCACCCAGGACATCGACGAAGGTCTGGAACAACTACCACGCCTCACGCGCCAGGCCATAGCAGCAGCCTGCGTGGCCGCGGGGGTATCGGGTTGCGGTACCGTGGGCGAGACCCTGAAAAACACCCGTGACGTGGCCCGGTTGGCCACCCAGATACAACGTGCCGGTGCCGCGGGTATGCAGGAAGAACTCGCGCAAGAACTCAGCAACTATGCCCGCGCTCGCGGCGGCGATGCCAATGCCCAGAATCAGAGCATACTGTATCGACGTGAACATCAGCTGCGCGAAGGTGGCTGGGACAATCCCGTGACCCAAGATACCCAGATAAACCCCGCCACGGTGAAATCGGCCCTGAAGACCATGAAAAAATATGTACAAGACTTCAACGCCTGGAGCCCCTACCCACCCACGGAACTGGGACATCCTACCGGCAGCTCGGCCTATCATGGCGTGGATGAGCCCGAGACTGAATATGGTGACATAGATCTACAGATCATAGTACCAGACTTGCCCGAGACCCAGGGACTCACACAAGCGGCGCGCCAGGGATTCTGGAATAGACTCTGGGCCCAGTGGATCGCTGAACAGCACCCCCCTTATGTGCATCCCCACAGCGAACCCGGTCACCCCATAGTACGTATCGGCAACAGCGGTTGGGCCCAGGTGGATCTCATGCCCCACACGGCCGCATTAGCGCCCTGGGGACGGTTCCGGGTCACACCCGAGCGCGGCACCAAGGGTCTCTTGAACGGCAATATGTTCTCGGTCTTGGGCCAGCTCATGAACATGAGTATCCAGCATGGTGGTGTGGAGTACAAGGAACGCGATGGCGTCAAACAACCCTATACCTCCACTAGAAAAAACTATGTGCTGAAGAATGCCAGCACCAACATAGAACAGTTCATCCTGGATATACTGCGGCACGAATATCAGCTCATAACCGGCCGTGACCCCCGATCGGCCCAGGTGGATCCATTGCTGGCGGCCAATCCCGGGGTAGATGTCGCCAACCCCAATATCCAGCGCCTGGCCCTGGGTATACAGGGACTGGCCCGGAGTTTTGCGCTCAATGACCTCTATGGTCAGGGCGATCTCCGACCCTACGCTTCGGCCCAGGATTTCCTGCGCGCCTTCCTGGAACGCTACAATGCCAAGAGCCAAGAGGCCATCACGGCCACCAAGTTTGACAAGGCCGTGACCCCGGCTGCGCAGGCCCGGGCACAGCGTGACAAGGAGCGTATAGCCCAGGGCACCGAACGAGTCAATCGTATGTTCGCGCTGCGCGAATCTTCGGGATATATCCCCACCCGGGCCCAGCGGCATGATCCCAGATTTGCAATGGCCCTGACCCAGGACATACAGCCCGGCGAGATCGGGCGCCAGGCCAACAAACTCAGACTGGAAACTGACAGCCAAGGGCATCCGGCCCTGTTGCGCAGTGACGGCAAATACTAGGAGAACGACATGGCAGCACCCAAAACCAAGGCAGAAAAAGGCACACAACGCACACGCATGTTCAACGGACAGCCCGTGCGTAACGTACTCTACAACGGTAAACACCTGGGACATGGCAAATATTTTGCCGCCGAAGTGGGCGGACAATTGGTCTGTGATGACACCGGCAAACCACTGCATTTCAGGGCCGTGGGCGAATTGGTATGAGGATCGGGGTCGCTGCGATACTGATGCTGTTGCCCGGCTGCGCCCTGCTGCCCAGCGGATTTGACAGCATGGAACACAGCTATCTAGTGACCATAAATCAACTCAGCGCCGATGTCACGGTATGTGATGACCACGCTGCGGCAGTCATGACCAGCCAGCAGATCACTGCCCAGGCACGTTGGCTACGACGTTATGGGGCCAGCCTACCGCGCAATGGCCGGCTGCATGAAATGGAACAGAAACTCCTGGACATGAGCCTGGAGCTGTCGGAGCGTTATCGTCGTGGACCAGTCAGCGCGACCTACTGCCGGGGCAAATTGGCCAATATACATCAGGCCACCGAAACCATCGTTGATATTTCAGCACAGAGACCACGCCTATGATGCACCTACAAGAAAAATTGGCAGCCATAACCCGCACCCCCGGCCAGCTGAGCCAACGAGCCACACAGGCCCTGGCGTATCACGAACAGTTGACCCGCGGTGAGATCAGCCCCGAGGAATATCAAGATCTGCTCAGCGACATCAGCAGATTGGACGGTATTGAATTGGCCGCCGAGGAACTGCACAATCAGATCATTTTTGACCAATTCTTGGATCTGTTGAAAACTATACCTATTACTTAGATCTAAACAGACCTAAATACATCATCGCCTAGGAGCCGGATGATGTATACAATAATAAAATGGGCGTTGGCAGCAGTGATGATCCTGGGTGTGGCACATGCACAGCCCATCGTCACCGACTCTACCAGCCGCTCGGAAACCACAGTAAAATCACCACCACCCACTGCCATAGCACCCGCGATAACCAGCATCAACAATGACCTCTGCACCGTGGGGGTCAGCGGCGCGGTACAGACCCAGATTCTAGGTATTTCAGGTGGATCCACGGTGCGCGACATGAATTGCGAACGTATCAAATTGGCCAAGAATCTCTTTGACATGGGCATGAAAGTGGCCGCGGTCAGTGCCCTATGCCAGGACGATCGCGTGTTCCGGGCCATGATGGATGCCGGCACACCCTGCCCCATAGATGGCAAGATCGGTGCCGAAGCACGGGAAATCTGGGATCAAAATCCCGCACGACAACCAAAAGCCGAAAACAATGACAAACTACTCAGTGACCGAGCTAAAGACGTGGGTATTGGTGCTGGTTTCATGGGCATCCTTATGTTGCTGCTCCACGTTTTCTAACGCACAATCCCTGGTACCCATCGCCATCCCAGGATCACCGCTGACCTTGAACGTGGTGGTGAATCCCCTGCCCTTGCAGAACCTGCCGGGGGTACCGAATGCAGTAAACGTCACCATGGGCGACGATGAAAATAGACATGTGCCCCTGCCATTTGCATTTCCATTTTTCAATCAGAGCTTCCGGGACAGCTGGATGTACAGCAATGGTGCCATCAGTTTCCAGGGTCCAAACGTGCCCGGGGGCTTTTGCTGCGAGGGCCAGCCCCTGACCCGCGAATTGGCCCGGGCCTATAACTATGCCATACTGCCCCTGTGGACCGATCTCATTGCCTCATCCACCGCCAGCAGCCACTATGTACTGGGCACCAAAAACAGCATGACCTATGGCTGGTACAACGTCAATGAATATGGTACCAATAATCGCAGCAGTTTTGAAGTAAAGATCGACAGCACCGGGGCCATTGACCTGCGCTATGCCGGTGCCTTTGTGTCGTGGTATCATGGGGTGACCGCGGGCATCGTGGGCAACGCAGCCAACGGGGAATATTTCCAAATCTACCATGGTCCGGGAGTGCAGCTGGCACCAACACAGCTATCATTCCAGGTGGATCCCTGCGTGATCAATCCACTGTATAGCCCGCTGTGCCCGGGATATTCCCAGGCCTATGTGACCCAGCAAACCGTGACCGCGGCCTCCGCTGGCTTGATCAGCAGCCCAGCAGCCCAGACCGATCCGGTCGCGATCACCACCAATCCCGTGGCTGTGGCCACTGTGACCCCGGCCACCACGTCTCCCACAGCACCCACGTCCGTGACCAGCGTGACCAGCGTGATCGCCCCGGCCCCGGTGCCTGCGGCGCAGACCGTGCCAGCACCTGCTGATATCAAAAAATCCGATGCGCCGGAACAGCCCCGACCCACCCGGGCAGCGGCAGCAGCAGCTCTGGAACGAGCCCAGACTGCCCAGACTCTGGAAGCACAGATGGCTGCCCAGGCCACTGTGATCTCCAGCATGGGCTATGTACCGGGTTTTGATGCCTATGGTCAGGCCCGGATACAGGACATCAATGCTGCCGAAATGCAGAAAAAATATTCCCAGCCGCCCCAGGACAATCGTCGGGCGCTGTGGGGATTGTCCGGGGCCAGTGAACAGCGCTGGCAGCAAATCCGGGACCAACAATATCAATAAAGGAAAAAGAAATGGGCGAAGAAATCAAAGACGTCAACAAAAAGATCGATGAAATGGATGCCGCTGTAAAGAAATATGCCGGCCGAGACACAGTGATCAGCATCGGGGGATATGAGTTTACCCCGGCCAAACTCATGGTCGCTGCCACCATTATCAGTTCCACCCTGGGTGGATTATATGGCTGTTTCGAAGTTTATCGAGACTACATGGGCATGAAGAAAAAGATAGCGGAATATGTGAGTCCGGATCTCACAGAAATCTACAAAAAGCTGGAATTGGTGCAGCAATCCAGCGAAAAAGGCACCCAATATACCCAGGACATCAAAAATGATCTCAAGACCGATATACGCCGGGTGGAAAACATAGTGGAACAGGTCGAGCGCAGCAGCAAACAATCCCAGCGTGAGACACAGCAAGAGATCAAAGAAATGCGCCGGGACGTGGGTGAATCAGTGCGCAACATGGACCGTACAGCCACATCGCTACAGCGCCAGATTGACACCGAAACCCGCGCCATACGCCGCGAAGTGGATGACAAGATCAAAAAGGCCCTGGACAATCCCCTGGCAAATAGTCGCTGATAGACTAAGTATATAGATGAAAACTCTGTTTGCTTTGTTGCTATTGGTGACCCTGACGGCCTGTGGAGATCAGTATAGATATCCCTGTCAGAATCCCGCCAACTGGAACGAGGATTACTGCAAGAAACCCCAATGTGATGTGTCCAGGACCTGTCCCGAGCATATCTTCAAGGGCGCAGAGATCACACGTTTATTGCCCGCGGGCGCAGCAGTGCCGGACTCGTTGAAAGCCGACACCCCGGCCGCTGCACCACCACGCCGGGCACCACCCCCACCACCGTCTGGATCCTGTAAATGAACACAAAACCACCACGAGAGAAATACAGCGAAGAAGAATTGATGATACGCCTCAAGGTATTCATAGGCGGATGTTTGGCCGTGACCTTGGTGGGCATAGTGTTCACCGTGCTGTACAGCATCATGTTCGTGACCCAGCCACTCAATGCCATCAGTCCCGTGGACAACAAATTCTTTGAATTGATCATTCCCATAGCTACCTTTTTGACCGGCACGCTGTCGGGCATCATGTTGGCCGGTACCGGAAAAGATGCGTTCATGACCGGTGCAGCGCAGGGTGCTCGGGCAGCTAATGGCTCGGACCCGGTCAAAACACCGCCCTGCCCACCGCCTCCACCACCCCCACCACCCCCACCACCCCCACCACCCCCGCCCCCTCCTCCGCCCATGATGTCATGAAAATCCTCGAATTCCAAGACCTAGACGAAGTAGGATATGTGCCCCAAAAGGCCCAGAGTTATCTCCAGGGCCGGCGTGGTTTCACGCAGCTGGGCAGTGGGTCCGACCAATTTGCCTACCAGATGCGGCGTGGTAATTATGTACTCAAGATATTCGGGGGTCAGCGCGATGCCGAAGACCACCCCGATGTCACACCTTCCCAGGCCATGTATCTACAGTGGGTACAATACTGCGTGGACAACATGGCCAAAAATAAATTCCTGCCGCGATTCCGGAAAACACACGGGAGATATTGGCATTATCGCAAACTAGACGGTCGTTTGCTGATCGTCACCATCCAGGAAACCCTGCTCCGGGGCAGTCGCGCAATAGATCTGGCGCGTTTCTGCGATCTCCTGCAAAAAGAGCGTGAATTGGTATTGGGCATCATCCGTGGTGATTTCAACATCGATGACCCCACGTCTGGCCCCATAGATCTAGATGGATGGAGCGTCAGAGTAGCGAGACTGGTGAACTCGGTGCGTGAGCAATTTACCGAAGCGGATTTCCGGCTCTGGGTTGATACCGTGCTGCATCTCCAGGACGTGGTCAGTGAGAATTACTGGCACTGGGATCTGCACAGCGACAATATCATGT